TACCCAGAACAACTTCTTGCTATTTGGGTTTAACGCGGCGAGCTTATATCTAAGTCCACCATTATATAGAAAATTTCTAAGAGGAAGAGAATAACAACAATAAAGTTCCGTATTCATTTTTACCTCAATTCAAATAGACAAGCTTGGATTTACCATCCAAGAAATGTCCATCTCTGTCCAGATAGAGAAGCATAAAGCCTTCCTTCTGGGAATTAGTTAGATTTCCATCCGTGTACCGCATTTGCTTAGTATCACAACAACAGCCCTGCTCATAAATCATGGTGTTACCAATCTTATATGAACCAATACGGTGGGTGTGAGCCATAGCGATACACTTGAACGTGTAACCCTCATTCCTAAACCAGTACATGGCCTTCTCAGCAGTCTTTAAAGGACTACTGGAGAATGTTCTTGGATGGCAAAAGATAATATCTTTGTACTGTGAAAACCAAGTTCCAGAATATTCGATATCAATATCCTCGAACACGTCGCATAGCGGCTGATATTTTACCTTCGCACGAGACTTTCTATCATAATGAGTGAACCCGTCAGTGAACAGAAGGTCAAATACTGTCTCTGGCATAAGCTCCTGAAGCTCGTTATCGAGATTCTTGGCAAGATACCGCTCCATGCGAAGCTCGTGGTTGCCGTAGTTCACAAGAACTTTCTTGGGCTTAATCAACTCAATCAAATCCATCATGTATTGTCTTGCTTCAATCAACTCATCCATAGGAGAAACCTTGTATGTACATACAAACTTCGACAGACTGGTTTCATCTACCAGATCTCCGTTTACCTGAAGGATATCAATCTTGCCAGCGTACTCACCAAAAGTCTCAATTGGTTTCTGAAATGGAATATGTAGGTCGGAAATAGGCAGAATGCAGGTTCCAACATCTCTATTAGATAAGGATTCCTGATACTGCATACCCGCACGGAATGCCTTAAAACGCTTGCGATATGCGCACTCACCAAAATTCTTGCCCAATTCATCATTAAGCACCTTGGACGCGCCATCCCAAGTCAATTCTCTAGCCAGAACAGCATTCCCGATTCTTACAAAGAAGTCATCACTCGTTTCTTCTGGCCGTTTATTATAGCAACCCATTGGCATCAAGCCGGATCACCCAGCAGCTCATCAGAAGTAGAAATATTGATGGTGACACCCTCAATACCATCCCACTTTGCCAGAGCTTCCTTCAGATTGAAGACATTCTCACCGTCTTTGGTAATCTCTGTGATAGTGCCCTCTGCAGTATCAATAATAGCGTTCTTAAAAACAACACTCTTCTTAGCAACCATAATTTTATTCTCCCTTATATTTTATTTCAAAATTGAAGTATTTTAGCATTCAAGAGCATCAGCCCAAGTGCTAATCCAACCACGATGATTTGTATTCAACTCACAAATTGCGGTACGGTCATGCCCCCTGAAATGCTCCATGTACGGAATCAGCGCCGACCGTTCCGGGTGCTTATACAAGTCACATTGACCAGAATGTCCGATCGCAATGAGGAGGCACGAGTCTTTTACTCGCGTAATGACTTTCTTCGCATCGGCTAGAGTGAAATTTTGTATTTCGTCGAGGATAATAACCTTGTTTTCAAAGTTGACACCTCGCATATAAGTATGTGCTGCACACTGGATGTACGCACCATACTTCTGACTTTCAGGATTTTCATCAGCAATTACCGCCGTATTTGGATTAACGCCAATGGTTTCAAGAGCCTCGAAAAGTGGCTCCATGTACGGAGCACTCTTTTGTTCCTGAGTTCCTGGAAGGTAACCCTGTTTCTCTTCCTGAGTAGGAGATACAATATACACAATGCCATTGTAACGACCATACTTAACAAGCAGGTCAGCAACACCAACAGCAATGGTTGTCTTACCGGTTCCGGCACGGGCATTCGCAAAGACGACATCAATATTAGGGTCCCAGATAGCGTCCCTAAAAATTTTCTGTTCTGGATCAAGCGTCATACCATAAAAGGTAGAATACTCATCCAGACTCTGAGGAATATCCTTCTTCTTACGCATTTCAGTCTTATCAGAAGCCATATATTTACTCTCCCTTAATTGAACTCATCCACATTATCGCAAATCTTATCTACGATACCAAAGTTGACCTGTTCAGTAGCATCCAGATACCAATCCTTAGCCTTATTCTTAGTCATGGTCTTCTTGTCGATAGTAGAGTGAGCCATAATATACTCACGCATCTTCACAACCTGCTTCTCGTAATAGTCCATAGCCATCTTAGACTGCTCGAAAGTACCCTGAGTACCGCCAGAGCCACTGTGAATCAGCGCGGTAGAGTGAGGCAGAGCAAAGCGCTTCTGACCAGACAATAGCATCACAAGAGCGGCGCTCATTGCAATACCTGCGTTAATCGTCCAAACAGGAGTCTTACTCAGCGCAACAACATCAATAAAGCTAAACATAGCATCCAGCTCGCCGCCGTAGCTATAAATAAACAGCTTAATAGGCTTGCGCTGCTCAACAGGAGTATCCTTATCAATACGGTTGTACTGCAGAATCTTGCGCTCAATTTCAATCAGAGACTGGTCAATCTCAAAATCAATAAAGAAGATGCGATCCTTCTCATCGACATAGAAGTTCATCATCTCAGGAGAGGGGAGACCGCCACCATTCATCAGGTTGGTGATCCCTTCTGGCAGTTGAATTTCAAAGTCCAATAGTCTATACCTCGTTCTTTCAAAGATTAGTAACGTGCGTTACGCTGCATCTGCTTCAGCATCTCAACAGCGGCAATATTAAAAGGAAGCAGCTCAAGATATCGAGCAGACTCTTCCAGATACCGTTTGTGACGAGTCTTTGCAATGCAAGCATGAGGGAAGACCTTTCGCACAGCCTTCGCTTCGGACTTAGTAATTTCAATCATTAGGTAAAACACCCTTTCAAAATAAAATAGGTAGGAAGAAAACAAGCGTCCTCGCTCTCTCCCTACCATAACTTTCCGCACTGTGTTTTACTCTATATATGTAAAATTATAACGTATCTGCGTTAAAATACTGCACTTTTTCACATTTCATAAATCAAACATTTTTCTATTTTGCGCGGTTTTCTCAATATTTACGTTTTTAGCGCACTTACGACAGTATTTTTGTCTGCGTCCAGTGCGAGCAACCATCTTTCCACAACAATCACACTTGACGTATTCTTTCCCACAATACTGACTCCATAGAATGCCAGCATTCTCAAAATCGTCCACGAAAATCTCATGAGGAGAATCCGGCTCCGCAATCAAAACATGGATATTTAAGTTGTCAATCTTTTTCAGGCTGGCAAACCCAATAAAGCCAAGATTATGTAACTCGCAAATCATCTCGTTCTGTTTTTTCTCATTCACGGATATGTTTGCCATCCTAAAAATATCAGCCGTATCTTCCGTAATCCAGTAGTTGCATTTTTCATTAACGGCAATATGGTATTTTGCCAAACACAGCATCGTGAACATCAGGCGCTGCATCTGCTTGCTTTCGAGTGCTTGAATCTTCTCAACCTCTGCTTTTGTAATGCACACACCATCAAGCTCCACCATGGGACGACCCTTGGCAGAAGCAATCGCCTTATCAATCAGTTCTCTATCCAGAACCTTGTTGTACCCTTCAAAATGACGTAACATATACTCGTTGATCTTTTCTCTTACGTCATCCTTTGAGTATCCCTTATAGAAATAATACTTCGCAACATAATGCAAAACATGCCCCGCTTTCTTCCAAGGCACATCCTTCTCTAGCCACTCTTCAGCATAAAGAACTTCATTCAATACAATCATCCGCATCCTCCTTGCTATTCATGTCAACCAAAACATCCTTGAAACGCTTGCCGTCATATTCAATATCGCCATTCTCATCCTGCACAAGAGAATGCACCATACCATTATGTCGTTCCAATAAGCGTTTAATCAAAGTATCGTGAAATAACTCCCAAACAATTGCAATACTTGATGCATTCTTCTTACAAAGATCAAGCATAATATCGCAAAGCGCATCGTCGTTAGAACACTTATCATGAAGATTGCGGAACATACTTTCCTGATACAGCGCAATGCGCTCCTTGCGGTCTGCGCCGGTTTCTTTATTATTGTTTCCGTTGCCAGAATGGATTGCGTTGCCACGAGCAAATCTCAAGTAGTCCTTAAAGATAGAGCGGATGCCATAATACTGAGAGTTGGTATACTCCACACCAGACTTGAGCGAGTCGTAATCAAACTTGCGCCTTATCTTGAGTTCTTCTTCAAAATCTTCCAACTCGTCCTCTACAGTCCAGCACAGGCGGTTCATGGTACAAGAATTGATTCCGACCGGCATCCGATAGAGGTAATACTGGATAACCATTTCATCCACATCGTCCTTGACGGTCTTTTGCATAATCTCATCCAGACCAGCAAACCCATCCCACTTGATGCGCTTGCGAGCTGCGGCTACATACTGCTTGTAATCACGCATCTGAGCAGGGTAGATGTAGCTCATAAAGTATGGCTTACGCCATGCGCAAATACTACTCCAAAGCTTCTTATCCTCAATGGTGTCAGGATTATCATCGTCTTTAACAGTACAAGCTTTTAAATCGTACCAATACCGTGGCATTGGCTTGCATTTGACCCCTTTCACAGCGTCCAAAACATTCTGCTGATATAGCTGACCACACATGATACGATAATCCAGTTCTTCATACTCTCGGCTTCCCGGCTCAAACTGGCTTTGAACATCACCCATTGAGGTAATGTGGTTCGTTGTCGAACCAACGTCATTGCCAAATCCAGCAGCATTCGATTCTGCTAAATCATCCTCAGTAGGAATCTTCTTTTCTCCTTTTTTCTGAACACACAAAAGAGTCGGTGTCTCTCTTTTATTCTTGATAAGCACATCATTATCTGTGCTAAAAATAAGATCGCCATCAAAATCTGCGCCATTCAAAGCAGCACAGGTATTGTCCCATGCACTAAGAATTGTTACCGTCTTCATATAACGATACCAGTTTTTACAATCATCATTAGAGTTTAGATTCCGAAGAACAATATTGTTATGACATGACATCGGTGCTCTGAAACAAGCAACTCTCTTAACATCTCTATCATTCCAGAACCGGCTGTAAATCTCACCAGCTTTTAACAATCCAGTGATTTCCATTCCAAAGATGGATTGGCAAAGCGCATAAGGGTCTCCACTTGCAACTTGGAAATTCCCTCGTACCTTTACAACACCCGTTTTTGCTTGGGAAATCCGTTTCTTAATGAAATACCGAATCCGATTTTGAACATAAGGGTCATCAATCATTTCCGGCTCAATCATAAGAGCCTTAATATAGTCGTTTTCCAGACTGTTTATGTAATTCGGGTCATCGCGCATTCCACTGCCACGCAAATACAGCAACGCATCACGCCAGTCACCGCCCATGACACCCTTGATTTCATCCAAAGTTGGCTTCACGAGTTCCCGAATCTCATCATTCGTAAGCTGATAGCTTTGGATAAACTGATAATTCAGGTTACGCTCTTCATCAAGCTCTAACTCACAAGTCTTTGTTACAGAGAAGTGATAATGATTCTCTCGGCAATTCTCGAAGTAGTCCTCACAGCTGTGGTAACTATCCCAGAGCTTCAACATGGATGTCGTAAGAATTACCTGAACACGATTGATGTCCTTGTAGTTTCCCCAAGAATCCTTAATCATGTTCTTTTTGGCAACCTTCTTGGCAAACTCACGGAAAGGGAAAGGGAACAGCATACCTTTACAAAAAGCATTCCGTACACAGAAGCCAGATGCGGTAGCAGGGAGTTTCAAATCTTCACTCCACTGTTGAGCAAGGTCATAGCTAATAAGACCAAAGCCATCGCTGGCGCACAGTTCACAATCATGCTCCATGTCCTCTACCATCGTAGGCTCGCCGGAGGCTCCGTCGTCCAGAACGATTACATGATCTTTAAAGTGCGTGAAGCAATCATTTATAACAAGCACACCATCAGGGTCAGTGACTGGAATGGAAGCGGAACAGGCAAGTGCTCTATAAGCTTCTAGCTTTGCCGGAATAAACTCAATTCCCTCGTTACGGCCATTATCGATTCGCTTGCGGATCTCGTCAACAAGACGGTCGCTCACAAACACAATCGTACTATTCTTAACGCCACCAGTGGTTCCAACCAGACGGCGATACGTGATTCCATTGATTTTAAACCCATTTGGAGAACACGCCCGGCGGTAGTCGTTCTTCTTATCAACCACCAGACACATATAATCCGGCTTGAACTGAACTGCATCCAATTCGGTATACAGCCTCCGAATCTCCCGGCGATTCTCTAAGCAAGAAGGTTCATTCCGCAGCATCTTGATTCTACGCTTGATACTCCGTGCCTTAGCCTCTGCATCCGTAACACCATTCAACTCATCAATCCATCGTAGAATAGTGCTATTAGCCAGCGAGATGATCTCGTGGTTTCGTCTGGCTTCATCCAATGGTAGTGTTAAATCCCATTTTGCTTCAACTAGACGCTTCGTATGGATCTTAAAAACAAACTTCTGGCAAGTTTGCTGCTTTGCCATTCGGCAGTCACCTCCGTGTTCTTCTTAAATGTATCCTGTAATGTATAGCTAAAAGGGAAATACAAAAGCAGACTTTTATAGATAGCAGCTCTCTCCATCTTCCATGGCCTTGAGCCAAAGTCGTTCACGCTCCTGATAGAGTTCATCCAGCATATCGTCAGCAGCCTCATACTCCCGGCGTGTCAGTCCTGCGTAGTTCATATCACGAATTAAATACTTAATTTCTGCATCAACATCCTCGTAAGTACGCATCATTCATCCCTCAACTTCCATTGTAACCATGCTGATTTTACGATATGGACACAAGACTTGCATGCACCGGTCAATATCATCAAATACGACATCTTTTCTTCGACCACGTTCTGTCTTTTCGTGTTCAAAATATTGACAGATATCGTACAGACGAATTTCAATCGCTTCTACCGCACCATTGAACTTGTGGTGGTTTATGATTACAGAATCAATATAATCAGAGAAAGTAATCCTGTCTATTTCCAATGAATCGAAATCTTTACAGATATCTTTGATAATATACTCCAAAGCTATTACACCAGATCTATCTGGTGCTACAATATCACAGTCGTGCTCAATTGCGTATTTGCAAGCATCATATGAACGTCCACACCCACGAGGTAAAAGAACTTTCTCCATCAATTAACCTCCTCGTCCATAACAGCTCCACAGTCAGGACAAAACTTTGATTCATCAGCATTTTTGCTAGAATGACAAGCCGAGCATTCAACAAAGAAGCTTTCTCCAAAATCTTCAAAATGCTCAATCCAGTGAGCATGAACTACAGGGCGAAACTCACGATGCTGAATCTCATCTTGCTCATAGCAGGATACACCATACAAACTTACGATTTCAAAATTCTGACTCATCAAATCTACTCCCTTTAATATGTATTTTATATTTCAAACAAGAGTCGCACAAACTCTTATTTAATTCTAATTTGCACGGCCAGCATCAAATGCAGCCACATCGTTCATGAAATCATTGATATGTAAATACTTATCAGCCTTCCGTACAGTCTTAGGCTTAAACTCTTGACATTTGCATCGCACATCATCACAAGTAGTGAAGCACGGAATCTCATACTGACATTTTGTGCAGACATGCTTCTTGTAAAATTCTGGTAAGCGGCCAGCAGTTTGGTAATACTCATATGTTACCTTTAAATCAATCCAGTATGGGTTATCGAAATTCATTGTACTCAACCTTCTTTCAAATCTCACCAATTACATCATCAATACTAAGACCACAATCCAGCACATTGCGGCCAGACTTCTTGTTACTCTTTTCAGCCATCTTCTCCGCCAATACCTTATCGACGATATCCGCTTCAAAATTCATAACGCATTCTACATTTACGTTATCACGAGCTGCCATTCTCGCATTCGCCTCAGCCACAAGTCGGGCCATAAGTTCTGCATCTGCCGATTCTTTATCCGCATCCTGCATAATTTGCTCATATTGTTCTTCAGTCAAACCGCTGCCAGCCAAGAAATTGTCAATATACAGTTTTTCGATAATCTTGCACCCATGGTCTTTTTGGTTCAAGGTAACCAGTAGCTGGTCGGTAGACTGACGAATTGTGTTATCAACCATATCCGCTACCTGCTGGTTTGTTAATTTGACTTTTTTATATTCAAATTCCTTTCGGATTTTTCTTTCGATCTTGTTATTGCCGCCCCATTCTTTTTGTTCTTCCAATCGTCGCTCAACATCTTCATGCTCCTGAACTCTTGTTGCTACAATAACTTCCTTATTAAAAATCATTGAGAACAACAAACCATCACAGACAATCGCATTTAATTTTGCCATCATTTTAACGGCAAGCTCAACGTCTGCAGGGTCAATCTTTCCAAATCTACGAGCAAATAGATTCATTGTTTTCGGTTCAATAACAATTCTATAAACCTTTTGGATGGTACTATATGTTTGCTTTTTCTCAAATTCTTCTCTGAGCTTTGGATTTAGCTTGCGATAAAAATCCCTCATCCGACCAGTTTGCCAAAGATCACGCTCTGTTGCCGGAGTTCTACCATCAGATAATGTATAATCTTTTAGCACCTCTGCCTTCAATCGCATGTAGGTTAAATTCTGCTTGTCTGTCAAAGGAGTTATGACAGCACGACCATCGACGTAATTAACAAATGCCCTTGTTTCCTCATAATCCAACGCATCGTTTACCTTTAAACCATGCAGGGCACTATCTAGCCATGTTTTTAGTTTGACGCTTCCGACCATTTTTCGAAACGCCTCAGCAACAGCCTCGTCATCCTCTGTCTCAGCATTCCGTCCCCACCATCTGTAATCATGACCAACCATTCCACATGTCTCCCAGATGTCTTTCTTCTCCCATAGTAGCTTAATGCCGTCACATGGCTGCGACTGACAAAGGGCGTTAAAGTGGTAGACGAGCAATTTCTGAATAAGGTCAATAAACTTTCTATTACCGCCAACTGGTTTTGCCGGAAGTATCTCATCCTCTGGTCGTATACTTTTTATAATGATTTGCCGACCAGCCTTCTTTAGAACCACGAATCTGTCCAGCTCTTCTAAAAATGCTGGGCGACTATTTCCTGTAATTGGTTTACCTTTATCGTCAAGAACTTCGAGACATCTTGCAAGCTCAGAAAAGTTCTTGAAAATCTGACCAGCAGATAATTTTGAAATCATATCAGGTGTTACTTCGTATGCTTTAGCCATACATTACCTCCTGTTTTTGTACATCAAACCTGCATATATAGAATATGTAATATCAGTTTTGATGTACAAAATTCATAATTTGTTAATATTTAATTGTACTTTGAATTCTGTAAGGTTCTATCAACCCCAATTCTTCTCGCAAAATATCTTTTAATGGTTTACTCGACTTGAAGCTATGGAGCATAAGCGACATAGATTCAATTTGAGTAAACCTACGAGCGTCCGCAGACGCGAGATCCATCTTCACGCCCTGTCTGGAAGACTACTATAAACATCCACCACAGTCATTCCATCACTAACTCCTTTACAGTATCCTGTATTGTATAGCTATCTACACTCATTATACCATGAGAATGCCAAAAATTCAATAGCTACATAATACAGGATACGAATATTTCTAGTGCCTATTATAATAAGATATGTTTCTTGGGGTATCATCTACCATGGTCTTTCCAGACAGGGCTCGCAAGCTCGCTTCCGCTCTATGAGCGGGCGACCATCGCTAAGTAAGCTGACGGTCACTACGTTCCCTCTGCATACTTAGCTCAAGTCGCTATTACACATTAACCTCTATGAAGAACATCCAGATGCTCTATATATTCTATGTAAGCTGCCAGAGGCTACAATCATGCTCCTTGTGGGTCTCTGGAGTCTCTGAGAGTACTGCTCAGATGCCAGATCAGTCCATTTATGGAGAGAAGGGAGTACAGATGGGTACAAATAGGCATTTTATGCTCCGAAGAATAGTCATTTTCGGTACATTTATGGTACACATCGGAAAAACCCGCATGAAACCTAGCTTTTTCAGGTTTTATTGGCTCAAAAAGGAACAAAACAAGGGGTAAAAAGGTACAAATAAAAAGAAAAACTAGCCAAAATATAACGAAAATACGTTAAATTCTAGCTAGTTACCGAATGAGCTACCGATTGAAAAATAGCGATTTTAAGCCATTTTTAGACATTTTGGATGGGAAAGTGAGTGATTTGAGGGTGTATATAGAAGAGGGTATAGGGGTGTATTTTGGGATATTTTTATCAGGGAAAATGTACCCGGGGAGGGAAGTAGAAGTGTCAAGAAATTATTTATTAACAGATTAGAAATGATAAAAAGTAGTAGTGTTGGCTGCCAATAGGAGAGATATTGGTGGAATTATTGGGAATTGAAGATAAAATAACTCGTAAAATATTACGATAAAGCGTTATTTCTTGAGGGTGAATAAGAAAGATGTACTGGGGGCTTGGCTTGCTGCCTGGAACGTCCAAAAAATGGAAAGTATGCCCCACGGCTTGAGTGCTGGAAATGCTCAAAATACAGCACTCAACAGGGCAAGGGCAAGGCGGGGTTTTGGTGTTGCTGCTGTTATCTGATTAAGTATCAATAGGTGCAAATAATAGTTAAAAAAAAATTTAGTTAATTTCAGGATAAACTTACACGTTGCCGGGTGTTTCTTTTGTTCGCTGATTATTGACACGTTGCCGGGTGTTTCATATCTTATATACTATCATATATACTGTCTATATACTTTTTGATATACAATGCTATTTTCCCTTATAAGGTAATTATATATTATATTTTATCCTTATTCCAGCCAAAAACACCCACGACTTGCCAAAATATAATTTATAACGATATATCGCTATTTTCTAAAAATCTATAATTCTTGCAACTTTTGTGCATGAATTGCAACTTTTGTACATAGACATCCTAGCAAGGAACCGCTATAATTAAGCCACAATCAAGCAAGGAACCTAGCAAGGAACCTAGCAAGGATTGTACTGAACTTTGAAAACTGAATCAATCTTTGTGGAAACGGCTAAAATGTTTCTGCTCAATCTAGGCAAGTGCAACAAGCCCATCATGGTTATAAATCAGCAGTCTACCGGAACGGTAAAGCACCTAGAAAGTTTGATTCAGTCGGAAAAATTCGGTGGTGTAGCTAGCACCGATTCAGAAAATGCAACGCTTGCAAAATGGGCGTCAATCGTGCATTCCGCACGCAATCAAACACACTTGCTATCCTACCGTATAGGTTAGAAAGATACGGAAAACAGGAAACACGGCTTGACCGTTTAATCACTGTTTTGGTTTTGGCAATGCAAGCCGAAAAAACCATAAAAAGCCGTTTGTCCGATTAAGGCATTAGAGGGCAAACAATCCGCAAAATACCGGATACTAGAACGTAATGTATGCACACAAAACCGTTGTACAGAAAAGAGGACAATGACCATACATTGCAAGACTAGGCAAGTAAGGGCAAGAAAGAAAGCACAGTTTGCACAAACTACAAACTAACTTTTATGGGTTTATATCCATGTGTTACACATTGCAAAGTTTATACTTTGCTTTTATGGTTTATACCATTATCTATTGTAACAAAGTCAAGTGTAGTTTGCAAGGGCTATACAGTAAAGGTTTTCTATCTGTTTTCCAGTAAATTAAACAGACGCAAAAGGTATACATACTTTGCCCTATTTAGGGCAAACCATAAGCCCACAAGTAAGGCGTTTTGTCTGGTTTGTGGGTTTTAGTTTGCGCTAAAACGCAAAACCATCGAATATACACACAATTCAGAAAATTAGAAAAGAGGATTGTTATGCGTAAAGCTATCACTATGCCCGAATTCCGCACCGCTATTCAGAACAAAACCACCGATTCTTTCAGCGCACGCGAATTGCTGGAATTGCTCAACAATTCCGCTGAAATGGCAACGGCAAACGGCAACGAAACGGCTGATTTAATTAAGGCCATTGCGGACAACAACAAGGCAGAAAATGAATCCATTTGCACCGATAAATGCAAGGTTTTGATTGCTATGGAACGGGATGAAATGTTTCGCACCTATTGCGTAAATCCGACTTATACCGGCCATAAGTTCAGCGGTAAAAAGAACGACAAAACCGACAAATATGAATTGACTGAATCCGCTATGCGTATCAAGTTTGCAAAACTGGAAAAGGTTTATCGTGATACCACGGGCAAAAAGTATGATACGCTTTGCAATTCCGACTTTTACGGCAAACTTATTATGCTGTTTAATGGCTTTATGGCTGAATCCCTTTGCACTGATTTGACGGCAAACAAGCCTGTTCGTTCCGAAAAAATGCTTGACGCACTCAAGAATGCAAAGCTTGATTGCTTTACTAGCAACAAGAACAACAAAGAAACACGTCTTGCGCAGTTGCAGGCAATTTACAACGCTATTCTACCCGAAACTTTGACGGCAAAAGCACTTTCTTGTGATATGGCCTATATCAAGACGGCATACTCTAAGGCAAAAATGGGCACTGTTACCACGCTGAACGATAACGCACTGATTGATGAAATTATTGTAACTATCGGCTATGCACTGTCGTTTGATGAATCTACCGGTAAGCGTTCCCGTGCATACGATCTTCAGAGCAAGTCTGCCTTTTTTAAGAAAGCAAAGTAAGTAAGCTATATCTAACCAGAATACCTTTGGGGCTGGCAATAGTCGGCCCTACTCTTGCAAAATCGGTTTGCCTTGACGTGGCGCAAGAGCTTTTTAACCAAATAACCGATGTAATTCCGCACAGAAAGTGCGCCTATTTCAGAAAAGGAAGTGAACACAATGAAAATTTCTTTGCACCAAAAGAATACACCTGTAGTATTTCATGGTGTATCTGTTCCGGCAAATTCCATTTACGGAACAATCAAAGCAGAGAATTATAACTTTGTCTTTGTTTCAATGCCTAAAATGGACTCTTTCAACAAAATGCCTTTTGTGTTCTACCAAAACGGCAGAATCGTTAAAAATATCTATTCGGCTATGCTTGAATCTGCTATTTCTCAGAGCGTGAAAAGCCTTGCAAATGACGGAAAAATCACGCTCACATACTGGAATCATAAGGCAGAACAAAAGGCAGAAATGCGCATTGTAGAGCGTGAAAACAAACGTAAATCAGAGCGCAAGGAATGGCAAGAAATTCGATCCGCACAGAAAAACCGTGATTCAGCTGGGCACAAACCGAGCAAACACACAAAAGCAATGCGGGCAAAGCCTAACTTTTATACGGCAGAATACAACGATCTTTCTAAACGTATATATGGTGAATCCATTGATATGAATGGAACGGTCAGATGTTGCCGGAATAGAACGGCAGAGTATATGGACGGCAGCGGATTAGGAAAGTTCCGTGGTGATATGCGTCCTCTTGAGCCTGTTTTCCCGCTCAAGTCCGGCAAAAAGACAAGGTGATAGTATGGCTATGAATCCCTTGTCAGAACAGCAGAACCATGCTATAATTGTACCATCAATGAAAAACAAAGGTGGTGCGATTGTGGGCAGACCTAGCAAATATGATAATATGAGCAAAGAAGAAATTCTTACAGCGATGCGCGAGCGGCAGAAAAAAAACGCCTCTTATCAGTGGAAAAAGACTTGCACTCTTACTTTGCAAGAGGGTGAAACACTTGAAAATGACTTTCTTGCAAAATTTGAATGCGATAACGTTTCTCAGTTTTTGAAAAAAATTGTTCATAGTGAATTGATTGTTTCCCTAGCAGAGCCGTTAGAATCCAACTAATAAACCCTATAACCCTGGCAACAACGTCTTGTGAATTTATCGCAAGGCGTTTTATTTATGCCTTGTTTTGCATAAATATGCAAATATTGTGCAAATATACAAAATGAAAACACGTCAGAAAACACAAAAGCCGCATAAATCAGATTCACACGGCAGAAAGGAAAATTAAAATGAAAAGTCTCTTAATGTTCTTTGGTTACTCCGCCTATCAGGCCGGATGTATTGCCCCCATGATGTGGTTTTTCGTTCTGGGTGCTATCGCTATGGGTGTGGCAGAATGGAAAGGATGGTTGAACTAATAAAAAAGATTATTGTTTTCAATTCTTTTGGTTGGTGGAAGATGACCACTTACGAGAATTATAGCGCGTATATCATGGACGGGAACAAATGCTGCAAACTCATTGTGGCAGACGCAAAAGAAGCCGTGGAATGCGTAAGAAAGTATTATCCTAGTGCTGAAATCATCGTAAAAGATATGTTTTAAGGAGAGTTTGATATGACCGCAAGAGAATATTGCAAGAGCCATCCTGTAACCGCTTATGATAGCAGCTATAGCCGTTGTGGTGGTTTTCAGATTCATGGCGATATCGAATACGGCATTAACGATTACCTTTATGGTATGTCTGGTGCGCTGTGTGAAGATGAGAAATATCATAGTTATCATCATCTGAAAATCATCTATGCACCGTCTGGCAGAGCATACGTCAAGTGTTTCGGTAAACGAATCTATCTTGATGAGTGCATGAGAGTGTAAAGGAGAACACAAGATGAAAAAAGGTCAATGGTTTATGAACGATGAAACAGGTGTTATCACTAACATTCATCGTGAAGCTGTCGAGTGGTATCGGCAGGGTGCAAACATTTCCATCTGGATCAACGGCGTTGTCGTTTGCCGTTGGGGTCACTGATAAGAAAAGGAGAATAAAAAATGCGTGCTACTGTTGAAGTGTATGAGAACAATGCAGGCGGTATCTGTGTTGCAGTCTTTGGTCAGAATGGTTTAACGAATCTGTTTGTCGTTACTCCTGATGGTAATGAAACAAGAATGACGAGGGCATTCTATCAGGAAGCATTATACGGGTTCCCTGGCAATGATGAATACAACGCAGAAGATTTTTCTGGTCTGTCCATGGATGATGCTTATACAGACATCTGCAATAGCAACTTGATTGCAGAGTTTTATGATAATCGTGTTGTAAACCTGTATCCGGCAGACATGGGTATTGCCGGAATGGAGCTATTTGGTATGGCTTGACCGTACATTCACAAAATTGTCATGAATAAGAAACGTATCAACGCGCTAAAATACGACGTTAATAAAATCTACATTTTAGTGCTTGACAAAATCAGTAGTATCCTGTATTCTATAGCTAGAAAGGGCAGTCCGTCATAGGACTTTTATTTTTACCATATAGCTATACAATACAGGATACAAAAAAGGAGAGTCAACTGCTATGGCTATGTACAAAACTAAGAAAGATGCAGCTTATGCATGGATTCAGGAGTTTAATGCGATTCCTCAGAGCGTTATTGAAAAGCTCGCCAAGGTCGATTTGGAAGAGAATGGTGAAGGCATTACCGAAATCACGCCGCCGTCTTGCTGTGATCATGTCTATATCTTTAGCGGTGACCACTATGGCAAAAATGGTGAGATTCGGAGCTACAACAAAGATGACAACACTTACAAAATTTGTCTCGACGGCACTGGCGAGGAAGTTGATGTCAGAGAAGATGATTTTGAAGTCGAGCGTGACGACTTCTTTCCGATGTGGGGAACGATGTGGCAGTTTGGCAATTCGTGTGATAACTGGTGGCTTGAAAATCATCTTCAGGAAATGGCAGATTGCGGATTCCGTATCTATAAGCAAGAGGATTTTGAGTACGTTTTCGGCATTGATGGTTGTGGCTACGACTTTTACGAATCTCATTGGATTCCGCTTTATGAAAAGCGTGGATTCCATTGGGATGATGAGACTGTAAAGGAGCTGGAAGAAAATGCGTAAGACGTTGCTTGAACGACTTTTGGATGCCGGATATCCGAAAGCAGAAATTTATCATCATATGTCCGACCTTTATGTTTTTGTAACACCGTTGACTACAAAAATTATTTCTGAATGGTGTGATGAAAATGGGTATACGATGAACTTTCATTGTGCAAAATTCGTGGATCAGATTACGGGGAACATGATGTACGACTGTGTTTTTCAGTATTATGAGGTGGAAGAAAATGACTGATATTCAGGAAAAGATGTGGGACGTGCTGGTTGAGATGTCCGGTGAGGATGTTGCAAGAGCGTTTGCAAATTTCTTTGGTAATCAGCTTTTGAACGAGGATTTCCATCAGTTTTTGGTTGATGAAGGTTATATGGAAAGCGAGGATGAAGAATGATCATTGATTCTATTCTTGACCGTAAGGACGGCAGACACTACAGTGCTCATGATTTCTATCTTGAGGTCAGGAAATATGAGCGTTTGGGTGTTGGGACAAACGGCGAGGATATTTCTATTGCAATGGATTACGGTGATAACAAAGATGTGCAGCGTGTTCTGTGTCAGTATATCCAGCGCAATGGATACCCGGCAGATATTGAGGACTACATAAGAAGTCAAGTCTGGGTGGTATAAGCAGCAGATGCTAGGTGATTAGCGGTACTAGGGCAGACATAACCGCTACCAATGCGAAAGCATGAACGAATACACACATGAAAATAAAGGAGATGGTGCTATGAAAGTGGGGACATTGCTTAATCTGTTTGATGATTGGAACAAATATATCATCATCAACGACAATAGTTTGAATCGTCTGTATAATGCACGAACCAAAATCTTTGAATTTATGGACGAAAAAGAAAAGCATAAAGATTTACTCGGCAAAGAAATCGTATCGTTTGGACTTTACGACGATGATTTCTGCGTAAGAGTGAAATAAAGGAGATAGCATTATGGATAAAGAATATAACATTCCCGAATTATACGACAAGTACGGTCTCAAATATGAGATGAATTATGATGAGATTTGCTCTTTACTTCTCAAGAGAATTAAGGAAGACCCTAATTTTAACAACTATGTAAGGGCCGACTTGATTGATAAGCTGGGCTGGATTCACGACACGTTAATTGATGAAACGTGGTAAATAAAAGGAGTGTTAGGTATGAAGAAGTTTAATTCGACCTCAAATAAAGGATTCAATATGACTTTTGCAAATGGTATTACTGCAAGCGTCCAGTGGGGAACTGGGAATTACTGCGATAACTATTTTAGTAAAGACTTCTCTTTCTCAAAAGAAGCAAGTTCTAATACAGCAGAAGTGGCCGCATGGAATGAAAACGACGAATGGGTTACAAATAAGTTCTGCGACACCTGTGATGATGTTGCTGGGTATCTCTCCCCAGATGAAGTGTTGCAGTTTTTGAATAGCTGTGCAAATTACAAAACGGCTTAAAATCATGCTTTTATGAGGTTTGTTTATGACTGTTTCTGAATTTATTAAGAAGTTGAAAGAGTTTGGCTATGACGAAAATACCGAATTGGTTTTTGGAATGTATACCAATACTGAATTCGGAGACTGGAAAGAACTTCAGGTCAGGGGGTGTCAAAGGGTGTGTGTTTTTCTGACGAAGAAGCATATCCTGATGAGCCTTTGATTTGCGTAACGATGGAGCAGGAGTAACAAAAAAATGAACATTCGGAGAGATTTTATTGAAGCGTTTTGCTGGGAGTTTGGATGCACCAAAAAGAAAGCAAACGAAGTATTTTCGTTGCGAATTCATGACGATCCTGAGTATGTTCACGAGGTAATTGCATTCTACAAATGTCAGAATAAGAAAGCATTTTACGAAGATTGAGGTGATAATATGACTGAGAAAGATAAACGGATTCTAAAATACGCAATCGATAATCTTGTTCTTAGAGAAATCGAATTATGCAAAGGAAGTTGTAAAAGCAACCTTGAAAACAAAGCGAACCGTGAACGAGATCGTGAATTGATTATTTATGGTATTCACAGCGTTTTATATGAGGTTGAGCGTCTTGAAGAACAAGAGAAAGAGATGCTGGAGAAAGTCAAACATGAAGTGGTTCAGTTTTGATTGAGGTGATAAAAATGGACGAAAGCAAAGTTGTGAAGCAGATTGCCGAATGGATGGTCAAAGAAGGTACAAAAAATACTACAGAAGGCAATTGGATTTTTCATATTGACGAAATCACAAAAGAATTTAACGTAAGCAAAATGTTTGTTGCGGCCTATTGTGGAGAGATTTTTGATTCACTTTATGAACACGAATCGGTTGCTGATGTGGAATGTACTCTACAAGAAGGCTCTAATTTTTATGTGAAAACTTTTGACGTTGATTTTTATACAAAATTTTGTCCCAATGTAGAGGATAAAAATTGGAGTGAGATTGTATGACCAACACTGAAAAGAATATCGTTCTCGCAGCTCTTTCTTCATATCGGCGTAAGCTGATGGATCAGAGTGTTTCGTTCCTCAGAGCTGGCAATCACGAGGATGCAAGAGCAAGCACGATTGAAGCAGCCAACGTGAATGCGTTGGTGATTAAGTTTACAAGAGAAAAGGAGTTTGCAATATGAGAAACCTGTCTAAACAGAACCGCAAGAAAATTTTTGATTTGATCAAACGTGATTGCACATTTGTTGGCTCTTACGATTTGGAACATTCTGAAGAAAGTGTTTTGACTTATCTCCCGAAGCCAGGCACACAGATTCACAAAGATGTTGAAGAGGTTCGTGTCATAAAGAACCGCAAGACTGGAAACTGGGTTGAATCCGTTGTTGATGTGCGTTGGTATTACGGTATGACTTGCGCTGATGCAGAGATGATTGAACGCAAATATCAGTGCAAGTCTAATAAATGAGATAGGTGGAATATGAAATACAAAAGAATGAAGATTGTTTATATTGATGGCTGGTATCATGTTGAACAAACATGGATGAGCGGCAAGGTTATTATTACTCCGTATAGATGGAAGGATAAAAGAATAGCTCAATCCTACGTTGTTGCTTTTTATGAAGCTGGGGAGGTGGCAGAAATTGACTGATCCATGCCATTATTGCGTGGCACCGGAGCGTTATCCTGGTTGCCACGACCATTGCAAAAAGCTGAAAGCCCATCGTGAAAGTGATGAGTATAAGAAGCTGTGTGAATATAAGAATACATACCTAAAAAGCCATTCGACAGCAAGCTCTTCTCAGATTAACAAAGCGATGCGGTATTTCAAATGTAAAGGTTATAGCCTTTATGGATTCAAGAATGTTGGGAGTGTGTAAAATGAACGGCTATTACGTTACTATTGAAACAAGAGTTACTTACACAACGTTTGTAGAAGCAGACAACAAAGATGATGCTTATGAAATTGCGAAAGATAGATTTGTTGCCGGTGAGATTGAACCAGATAATCCGAATCCGACGGACATTGATAGTGTTACGGTAAAAGACGCAGAGGAGTGATAAAATGAGAGAATTTGAAGGTTTTATTTTTCCTAACGGAAGAATTGTAGCGATTCCTGAAGAGGAATATATGGCAGCTATCGAAGCGGGAAAAGAAATTCTTGTGTTTTGTGGTGGATGGGCTGGTGGATACGCTAGAGCGTTTGGTGCAGATAAGGAACAGGATATTTATGAGCCTGATAAAACTTGTTACATGGTCTATTCGTATGATGTTATGGATAAGACCTTTACGCCAGAAGATATGAAGCGGTTCGCTAAAGTGATTGTCACAGATGGTATCCGTGTGTATATGAAAACAGGTGAGTCGGCCAGTGATTATTATTCTGGAACCTTCTGTGACTGTGGTACGAAAGACCGGCTCGAAGAACATTACCCTGACACTTGTAGTAATGATATTGAACAATACGATTTCAGTGATTGTCAGACAGTTGATTTTGATATGACGGTTCGTATGCTGGGTGCCGATGATAAAGATTACGAAGGTATGGTAAAGATGCTCAAGGAGATTTTGAGGTGATAAAATGTGGGATCTAGTTGAAAATGAATATTCTAAAAAATATGGAATTGGGTGTGCAACCTTTTTTCGTGACAAACAATTAAAAACAGCAATGGTTATGTATAAATATAATGGCCGTAGCGTTATGTTTTGCTATTCCGAGTACGATAATAAGATTCTATCTGACGGTGATAAAGACGAAATTGAGATGACAATCAAAAAGAAACTCAACTTTTGGAAGGATTAACTATGTGGGATTTAATTAAAGATGAATACTCTGAAGAATATAAAATCGGAAGAGCAAAGTTCAAGAACAAACAAACAGGTCATTACTTCACAATCATGTATATGATACTTAGTTTTTGTATTTCTTTTTATTTTCCAGAGTATTCTTCCTTTTTTGTTCTTCCTACCGCAAGAGATAAAGAAGAAATGAAAGAAATTATTATTTTAAGACATTCTAAAACTTTGGAGGATTAACTATGTGGGATCTGAGAGAAGTCCACGCTTGTTTTGATGGTGAAAGTTGGGTTTGGAACGGATCTTTCCATCACAAGGATGTATTTGTAGATGAGAACGAAAACCCGAGAGAAATCTTCTGGCAAGAATGTCAGATGTTCTTCCTTCAAGATTATCTTAATAAGTGCGAAATCGTTGATGATGGTGATATTCTAGAACTTCAATTGAAGGATTCTGGCGAGCCGGTTCTTGCTATGATGATTGCAGAGTAAAGGAGAATGAATTATGACACGTTTTTATTTGGATGCGGGTACTCTTGGCCGTTGGATGCACCAGAATAAAGCACAATACACTGGTGCTTATGTTGAAGGTGTTCTGGTTGATAGTTTTGTCGTTGAAACAAAGCGTGGAGTCGCAGCCATCTATGAACACTATCTGAATGAGTGGACAAGCAACTATTATGTTGAGTTCACTGATTACAAGAACGGTTTTAAGAATGGCGAGGTCGATAAGATTTGGTCTGATTGGTACGCTTTTGAAGAAAAGGCTAGTGCATAAGAGGTGATGGAATATGGAACTGCTTACTTTACTTTCAATTATTCCGGATGACATTAGCTTTACGCTTTGTGATTGTAATTCAGGCGAAGAAATTGAATGTTACAATAATAATTCTCTTCTTGAAATTTCAGAAGCAAGACGCTACACGGTTGACTTCATCACACCAGAGTTCAATATGCTGATGATTTTTGTGAAAGAAAAAGATTGATAAAAGGGAGATTTTAAATATGTTATATTGCTATGATAATGAAACCATAAAATGGACAGACAACGATATAAATTATTGTTTACATATTTGGGCAGACAATGGCGAAGAGTGTAACCCTCGTGATTATGACCATGATTCTATTATGGCTTGCTTTTATGGGAATTATAAACTTGGAGACTTTATTGAAGCAGATACACCGGAAAGTTTTTGGAATAACCTTGTTTGGAAGTATTGCGACGACAAGGAAGTTCTTGATGCACTTGTAAACAAAAAGTTATTTGATACATGTGCAGTTCAATATCACGACCAGGATGACGATAATGATTATTGGGCAATTTGCGTCAATGATTTTGAGTCAAACGATTGGATTCCAAATGAAGAAGAATATTCTTGGAGAAATCTGTTTTATGATGATCTTGTTCAGTATTCAAGAGGAGATTTTTCCATTCGTGATTGTATGAAATTGCTTGAAAAGAAAGTGGTTTGGCTTCCTCTTTGGATTTACGAACACAGCGTAATCACGATGAGCTGCGGAGATCGGACATATCCTTACAATGATACGTTTGATTCAAGTTGCGCTGGATGGATTGTTACTGTTCTTTCTGACTTTAACGAAAAGAATAAAGCTATTGCTGAAAAAAATATGGAACTTGACGTTGAGGCATATAACAACTATCTGACTGGTGAAGTGTATGGGTATACGCTTTATGAACAGGATGGTTTTGTAGAAGATGATGTCGAAGAAAGCGCCGAATCCAATTGGGTTGAAATTGATTCTTGTGGTGGTTTTCTTGGAGATGATCTTGTTCAAAATGGTATGGCCTACAATGCAGGTAATGGTTTAGAAGAAGCTATTAAAAATAACAAATACGAAGAAGGCGAAGCAAAAAAGGTTGTTACAACTAGCTGGCGCTTTTGATAAATGTTGAATTTTAGGAGGGAAATACCATGGATGATAATATGATGGAACGTCAGATTGCTGATTATATGGTGAAGTATGGCACTGAAAACACGAATTATGGCACATGGGTGTTTGAGGTCGATGAACTGGCGAAAAAGTTCAATATTACAGAGAAATGGATTCAGGAACATGAAGACGGTATTATGTCTGAGCTGTATCTCAGAGAAGAAGTAGCTGACGTTGAACGTGAATTAAGCGGCAATGATATGACTATCACACTTTTTGATGTGGATTTCTACACCAACTATTGCCATAACTATATTGAAGACGAACAGGAAAAGGATGATGACGTAAATCAGTATTAGTTTGCTGAAACTCGTTGGTGTATCGATGACGTTATTGATGCAGCGAAGAAAAAAGGAATTGTATTGACTTCGCAACAAGCTGAGTCGTGGTGGAAAAAGAACGAAAAGTGGTTTAAGGATACTCTTACTGAATATGGTAATGAGATTCTTTTTAATGCAAATTTTAGTAAGGTATAAGTTATGTGGTGTGTTATCAAATGTGGTTCTAAAGGTGAAATTTTTGAGCCTGAGTTTTTTCAAAACGAAAAAGAAGTTATGAAATATATCGTGGATGATTCGAAAGAATGCCATGCAATGTATTCTGACCTTCCTAATGTTCTGGCTTATTATGATAGTGACGAACTCGAGGCACAGGTTTGGACGGATGAATTTGGTTTCAGATGGAAAGCATTTGATATTTCTAACAAATTGATGTAAAAGGAGAGTTTTATTATGAGAATTACTATAAAATATGACATTAAACAAATGACGGAGACGCTTTGCGATGTAGCAGGTGTTGAGTATAACCTTGATTTAGAAAATTTGTTGCATTCGCTAGATATTATGGCACAAAATCCTTACAATGCTGATTTTCGTCGTAATGGTCTTGCTATCATTGCTAAAGTGTGCGAGGAGCTGAGAGAAAAATAATGTATTACCATCTTGAATACTCTGTCAGACACTTTATGTACGGCGATACATATAGAGGGCATGAAGTCTATCCTACAAAAGAGCTGCGTAACGCAGAACTTAACTGGATGAAAATGTGTTACAGCAAGCCGACAGAGCTTGTCTATGCAACGTATGAAACCGAAACGCTTGGTGAGGATAAGATAATAATATAATGAGGAATTAAGGGAGTGAGAGTTATGATTATCCAAAATTGCGGATGGGATCATTCAGTGGACGAAGTTAAGGAAGCTCTTGATACACTTTCATATTGGTTAAGAGAAGGTGTGACAGTTGGTATTTTTAATGAAGAAACCAACAAATGTGAGTTACTAAAACCTTTTGATTCAGAAAAAGCTTTTATTTTGGGGGCATTAACTTATGACGGCACGTGAGATTGCAAGAGATTTTCTTTCTAAAATGAATCCTTCTGGATGGAATGGACGTGGATACAAACCGGATACATTTAATGATAAAGATCAGATTAAATATCATGTAGATGGTCACCCTGAAATTGATGTGGATGTTTATTATGAATATGATGCTGGCGATAATAGCTGGTGGCATTTTTGTGATGCACGTTACAATGCTTCTGGCGATAAAATTCTTGGTGTGTGTAATCCTAATGTTTGGTCTATTGATGCGATTGAAGAATCTGCTAAATATTTATTTAGCAAAATGAATATTGAAATTAAATAAAATCGAGGTTTTAGAAAATGGAACGAACTATGAATGATAAACTCATGGAAGCAGCACAGGTTCTTATTGAAAATGGAATGAGTGCGGATGATGCGTATGTTGCTTTGCAGGCGCAGTGTTATATCCTTTTGGATATTGAGATCGACGATTATCTCACAGATGAAGATTATGAAGAACTCGAAGATTTTGAAAAGAAACTGAGTGAGACAGAGGAGAAATGATTATGAATATCAACGAAATTCGTTACTTTGAACGTAAGATGACCGACAGTGCATTTGATGATGCTGTGAAGTACGATCCAGCGATTGCAGTTCGTGCAAAGCGAGCATGGGTTCTAAAAATACAAGGGCTGATTTCGTTCCGGGAGTACATTTCTTGCTTGCAAGATATTACCGGCAACGCACGAATCTTTTGGAAGTATCAGTTTTAAGAGGAGGAAACAAAATGTTTTTGCTTATCAATATTTATATTGCAAAAGGTGAGAATTCATTTCTCCCAGAAGTTGTTTATAAAAAGGGTTTTAATACGATTCTTGAGGCGGAAAATGAAATGAACAAACAAGTGGACGATATTCTTGTAAATCATTATTGTAAATATTATAAAGATGAAAACGGTGAACAGAATTTTAGTGTTTTGCGATTAAAAGGTGATATTCGTATTGATGCTTGTGACGTATACGACTGGTGGAAAATCGTAGAGATTTGATAAAACAGTTCTTCTAAGGAGATGGTAATATGAATGAAAAGAGATTTGAAATTGATACGCCTATTGGAAAACTGGTTGCTGAAGCTGATGGAGATTATAAAGATTATCCAGGAATTTACATTTATCTTCAGAGAGAAGATGGCGTTCAAATTGATTTGTCTTGCACGGAAATTGATAAAGAAACTGGCGAAGGCAGAGTCTTTATCTGGGAAAATACGTCTACAGATGAATGCACTAAGATGATGCGATGGACTAAAGAACAACTTATGATTAAAGAGTGAGTGTAGGGAGTAAACAAAAATGACTACTAATAATCCTATGACCGTAATAACCTCTAAGCCCTTTGGTGTACTGAATGTGGATGTGTACCAGAATGACAAGCATCAGTATTACATGACTCGTGAACAAATTGGTGCAGCGCTAGAGTACAATAATCCTAATAAGGCAATTCAAAACATCCATGTTAAGAATACGGATCGTCTTGACCCTCTTTCAACATTCCTCAAACTGAGGAAAGTTGAGGGCGGAATCACGAAGGAACGTGAATATATTGTTTACAGTTTGCGTGGTGTTATGGAAATCTGCCGTCTGTCACGTCAGCCGAAAGCAGATGCGTTCATGGATTTCTGCTGGGACATCATGGAATCCTTGATGCGTGGTGACACCGTTCTGGCTACGCCTCAGATGGATGCTGCACTGAGTAAAGAATTTATTGATGTAAGACTTCACGCTCTGTTTGATAGTATGAAGAACCTTCAGAGTGAACTTGATTCCACTCGCAAGGAGCTCGGTGACCAAATTGAGGAAGCTCGTGCTACTAGCAACGAAGCACTGAATGTAATCAGCAGCGTGTCTCAGTGTGTCCATCAGATTAAGGATAAGCAGATGGATAATTCGATTCGTGCTAAGAGCTATACTCCTCGCAATGTGTTTCGGGATGAAATGAGTGACTGGCGTAAAGATTTGTATAGCAAGATTGGTGTGATTGCAAATACTAAAGGTTACACAAATAAAGAAACGCTTCACAAGATCTATGAATATCTGAATCGTAATTATGGTTTTGTTTTGGAAGATGCTCGTGCAAAGTATATTAAGAGAACGAATCGTAGTGGGAAAATTTCAATAATCGACATTATCGAAGAGGATTCCACTTGGAAATCTATCATGGAGGCTGTTGTTGCAGATATGTACGTAGCATCTATCGAGCGTCTGCATCAGAATCAGAATGAACTTCGTCCGACTCCAAAGGCTGTCGAAGCAGTTTCTGAAACAAATATGAACGTTACTCCTGTGATTGATGTGGTAGCTAAAGAAGTCGTTAACAAAAAACTTAAGAACAAGAAACAGAGTGAGACGGCGAAGATCCTTTTTCCAATCATGATGCCTCTGGCGGAAAAACTTGGTGACAAGCCACAATATAAGCACACTTACACTCTGATTTATGAGCATATTGGCTATAAGAAAATGAATAATTTGTTTGTGGCTTACGAAAAGGCACACGGTAAGGCACCGCATACGAAGACTAAGGTGTTTATCGAAAATGAAAAGAATCTCGCGCTATTTAAGAAGACTGTGAAGCAGCTGATGAAAGGACAGGAGAATAAGTAAATGTATGTAATCTCGAATGGTCATAACTATATTATGAAACGGAAGGGAGGTCGAATCTGCGCCACCTGTGATATCAATCTGGCATTGCAGTTTGAATCAAAGGGGCTGGCAATCTGTGAAATCAATAAACTTCCCGCTGGGTATAAGAACGGACGCTATGCACCAAAATCTATGGATGAAGCTACCATCGCAGGCAAGAGTCCGAATATAACGGCTCCGGCTGTAAAGCCAAATACATACGCATTTCACATGGAAGATTCTGAATGGCTGATAGAGTTGAAGAAAAATCTTGAGGTCACAGACAAAACAATGACCAGCCTCGATGATTTATATGCCAAAGTCTACAGTGATTTAACTGCGGCTAGCGATGAGATTGCTGATATTGAACACGCAATAGAGTTCAAAACTGTAAATGCAGCGCAAGGCTATCAGCTTATGGCAGAACTTAAAAGAGCTCGCCGGAAGCGCAGAGAAGCTAAGGATGCAAAGCTTCTGCTTGAGATTGTGATGAACCATCGAAATAACGATGATTGGGGCCATGGTCGGCTTGAGGCTGCTATTGAACAGCTTGACTCGCGTCAATTTACTCCGAAGGTTCGTAACGATCTGTTTGAAAAGAATTGAGGTATATAAAAATGACGATTCATATTTTACACGAATGTATCGACTCTAGCGATTTTTACGCAGAAGGTAATATTATTACTATTAACAAAGATAAAGAGAAGTTGTCTGAAAAGATGTTCTTGCTTTATAAGGACTGCCGGGATTCGTAAGGAAATAGTGTGAAACAGGACGAAACGTGGTGTGATTCATGTAAGGTGTCCGTTGTTAGTGGGAATTCTGGAAATTACTATCGACATCATTGGAAAATTGACAAGTTTGAGGTGTAAATTATGATGGTATATGGAAACATAACGTGTAATCGCTGTGGCATTACATGGTATGGTCCTAAATGTGGAAAGCTCTATTGTGATGAATGTCGTAAGATAATAAGAAATGAGGCATCCATTCGATGCAAGAATAAAAAGAAACATAAACCAACATTTGTTGAGATTGTAAGAATGGCAGATGCTGAAGGATTATCTTACGGTAAGTATTGTTTGAAGTATGGAGTTTGAGGTGAATATAATGAGCGCAGTTGTTGAAAGAAAAGAAGAACAGATACCTAAATTGATTTATTTTAATCCGAAACCTTCTGTTCCGGCTAAAAAACGTGGTGTTACAAGAAGTAAGCAGAAGCGTAAGCGTAATATTTCTCCAATTAGAAGCTTGGATGATGTTCAAATGATTTCGGAATACTTCTGGGATAAAAAGCAATATCGCAATTGGTGTCTATTTAACGTAGGTATCGCAACCGGGTTACGTGCTAGTGATTTACTCAAATTGAAAGTTTCCGATATGTCTTATTGCCTTTATAATGGAAAAATTGAAGTGGTTGAAGACGCTGGAGTGTGTATCGTTGAAGAAAAAACGTCCAAGTATCGAGAAATCATCCTTACTCCAGAAGCGAGGGATATTGTTGAAACATATATTAAGATTGCGAAACTTGGATATGACGATTGGATGTTTCCGTCTCGGCAGGGGAGCTGGAAAAAGTCGTTGAGGACAAATGGTGGAGATGGGAAAACTGGTATTCCTCATATTGCAGAACCCAAAAAGGCCGGTGATCCTATTGATGTTGATTCTTTTGCTCGTATTCTTCGTAACGCTGGCAAAGATTTGGGTCTTAATTATAAGATTGCATCTCATTCTTGCCGTAAGACATTTGGTTATCGTGAGATGTGTCTTAATAAGGATGATAACCAGGCATTGTCTTGGATTCAGGGTCAGTTGAATCATAGTAGTCAGGATATTACATTACGGTACGTTGGTTTTGATGAGGATAAGGCAAAAGAATATTATAAGAAGACTTTTTATGGTGTGAATACACACAGCTTGGAAGACTGAGGTGTGTTATGGCTGATACTTATATTAAAATCTGGGATACTTACGAGAGCTACTTTGAACCCCTTAGTGCTGCCGAGGTGGGGCGTCTGGTACTGGCGATGATGAAATATAAATCGTCTGGAACGGAGCCTGAACTCAACGGAAATGAGCGGTATGTGTGGCCTGCCGTGAAGAGAGATTTGGATAAAGATGCCGAATACATCGAAGGTAAGAGGATTTCTGGTAAAGCTGGTGGCTCATCAAGCAAGCGTAAGCAAAGCGAAGCAAGCGCAAGCAAAACCAAGCTAGAAAAAGAAGAAGAGAAAGAAAAAGATAAGATATCGTCTTCGTCTTGTGATGAGACGACAACGACGAAATCTGTCGAGGATGTTTTTCGAGAGAATATTGGGAAGCTCAGTGCTACAGGAAAGAAGGCTTTGGCAGAATATGTTGAACGCATGGGTGATAAACTCGTACTTGCTGTAATTGGAAAGTGTTCTGATCTGGGCGGTAATACATGGGCTTATGTGCGAAAAGCACTGGACGAAGCTGAATCTCTTGGCTGCAAGACAGCTGATGATTACCGCCGGGTGTGTCCGATTGGTTGTGGTCGCAATACAAGAGTGGATAGACAAGCCCCTAGTGGAAACGATTGGTTAAAAAACGCAACGAAACGTCGTCCGTTGGTTAAAAGAGAATTGGAAACAGCATAAATGGAGGTTTAAAATATGGGACTGTTACTTGGTTTGGGTCTGCTTGGAGCAGCGTTTGGTATTGATGCGGCAAAGCAAGCACCATTTAACAGGGCGTATCGTCGTCTTGAAAATGATTGGGACATTTGCACATCGGAAGAGAGTAAACGGTGCGATGCTCTAAAGTATGCGGTACAGAATGGTTTGTGTTTCGAGGATGAGAAAAAACCTGTGATTGAGTGGCAGAAGCTGAGAGATCTTCAGTGGAAGTATCAGTTGGCTGGTATTTCTTGGCCGAGAGAATCTGCGATTCGGGATGTGTGCCGTCTGGCGGCTCGTGACCGTGGATTTGAATACAAGGGATATCTTCGTAATACATTGACATTTGGCTACATTACTGATCCGAAAAACATTTGCAAGCTTGGTATTGTAGATTGAGAGGAGATTTGAAAATGAATAACACTCGTAGAAAAGCTATAAAACAGACCATTGACCGCTTTGATTCCATCCGTAAGAAGCTGGAAGAACTTGTATCTGAGGTCGAAAGTGTAAAATCCGATGTTGAGGATATCCAATGGGAAGAAGAAGAGTATCGTGATAACATGCCGGAGAATTTGCAGGGGAGTGAGCGGTACGATAAAGCAGATAATGCTTGCACGAATCTGTCTGATACTGTGGATGCTCTGGATGATATGATTGGTGCTCTGGATTTTGACTTTGGTGATGTGACTACCTCTCTGGAGGAAGCGATGGAATGATTGGTGTTTCAAATCCGCTAAGGAGAAGCGCTTGGGCCGTATTTTTGTACAGAGGCAAGCAAGTTGCTTCGTATATTTTACGAGAAAGCAATCTTGGTGACAAGGAACGTATGGTAGAGCTGTTGGCACGAAGGTACATGACAGAGCCTGAGAATATTGTTGTAGATATTGAATTTAGAGATTGAGGTAATATGGAATGACCGCGTTTGTAATGTTTATTTTGAATGTGGCACTGATAACAACAGTGGATAACAATCCGTTTGCGTTTTGATTGAGAGGTGTGGATATGAGTATGTTGCAAGAAGAGTACAATTTGACGGATGAAGAACTTAAACAGTTGCTTTATGATATTCGACGTCCGAGTATGGAAGCTGCTATACGTCGTGAAAAGACGTACAAAACATATTTATCGAATGTAGATATTGAATATGATGGTGAATCAGAAGTGGTTGATTTTAAAGACTTGGATATTTGACTGGAGGTGCAAATATGAATATTCTGAGTTTTAATGGAAATGAAAATCCAAAAGATACGGATGGTGATGCCGTTGTCAAGTTAAGTTATCAGGAACTGTTTAAGTTAAATAATATTTTGTATCACGCTCAAAAAGGCGGTGAGATAAAGGACGTAGTGGACTTTAATATTCGAAGGAATTTTTACATGGCGCTTAATTTGGTTCAATATGGTAGTCTGGATTCTGTTTCGCTAGAAATTATGTTAAAACTTTATGAAAACAATAAAACCTAAATTCTTTGGAGGAAAATAATTATGGGTATGGGTTATCGTTATTCTGGAAGCTCTAGCTATCCACGATTTGACAGAGAGTTGTGTGAGGTTGCAAAAATTTTTGGTGGAGTAGAAAGTAAATATATTAAAGAGAAAAGAGATTCTGAAGTTGACGGATCACTCGATTATTGGTTTGGTTTTATGAGTTCTGATAACACAGAACATGAAAAGATTGTTTTCCCGGAAGGTACTAATCCGGTTCTAGTAAAGTGGTTTAACAATATTTATGGGGATTTTACCGTAGAAGAAACAAGAATTGTATGGGAACAGGTAAAGAAGCATCCTGTTATTAAAGATATTTCTGACCAGATTTGGAATGAGTTAGAAGAATTGAGTGCATGGAATGACTCGTGGAGTATTTGTTGAAGGAGAGCTTGATGTTTAATCGTGAATTGTTCCTGAGTCTTTGTAAAAAGTATAATGTTCCGTTATCGTCAGAATATAAAGTGCCAATGATTCAAGAGGAAGATGGAACGATAAGAGAACTAACACCAGAATATTTAAAACAAGTGTTGTTAAAGAAGGATGATGAGAAATGATTATTACTATGTATCGAAGAAAATGGAAATTCTCGGTGATGAGCGCAGAAGATGCAGAAGACTTTATCCGACAGCCACATTTTGAACGGATTCGGTTTATCTCAATCACTGAAGCTAATGGCCATCATATTGATTTTCATAAGTGTGAGGGTAATATTACTTTTCTACCGCTGAAGTTTGATGATTGTACTACTGATCTGGAAGGTACATGCATTACGGATGTTCAAGCTAGGAATATTGTGAAATTTGTCTTGGATAACCACGAAGCAGATAAGACCGATTGGTTCTGCGTGAATTGTGCTGCTGGCGTATCGAGATCCGCCGCTGTGTGCGCTGCCATCATGAGAATTCTGTGTAATGACGATATGCCGGTATTCACCAACAGTCATTTTTGTCCAAATATGACAGTGTACCGTGAAGTGCTCAATGCTTGGATTAGTCGCCTATCCGATGAGAACGACATGATTTCGACTGAGGTATGGAATGCTGTGAACCAGGATATGTAAAACAAAGGAGTGAAAAAATGACAAACACGAAAGAAAAAGAACTGCGGGCTGGTGTTATGAAAGTTGTCAGCTGGTTGGATAATAATTGGCGTTGGATTCATACCAATGATTTTGGAGATGAAGAAAAGGCAGTGGATTCCGTTGAGATTTACCATACAGTCTTGAATACGATTGAGATGCTTGGTGGTGATTGGCAGCGTGACGAGAATGGAAAGCATCGGGTGTTTATCGCCGGAGTTGGTGGAAAGGCAGAAGAATAAAGGTGGTGGACAACAATGAAGATTGATTTGACTCTCAATGAAGCACGAGTTATACAAGATGCGCTTGATGCGACGAGCTTGTGTCGGTCTGGATGCTATATTGGTTACAAGAGTGACGATGAGGATTTGTGTTTCAGACTTGATAAGAACGGAAACTATCGTTGTAGGCTGATGCGTGAAATCGATTCTATCAATGGCAAGATCGAAAATGCAATACACAATGGTCGATAAAATCCGGGTTCTTATGAAATTGCTGTAAAAAGCTTAACGACAACTGGTTATGCTGTTAAACTTTGCATAATCACAGAATGCGCAAGCATGGAATGAGGTGGACTTATGAATTTACAAGGACTTGAAAATAAAAAATGGGACTTTAATAAACAAGAGGAACTAGCTATCTCTTGGCTATTAAAACATGGCTTTGAGGTGAAATTGAAAAAACAGTATACATCAAAGGATATTTATACGGTAACAAAAGATGGTATTTTAGATGAATTTATCTTTCCGAATAACCAGAAGAACATGAACGTTCGGGCTTTTATGGAAAGATATGAGAAAAATTTTGAAACAAAGAAAGAACTCATAAAATTAAGAGCAGAGGCATCGGATAATGGTTTGATTAAAGAACGTAGTTGATGTGATAAAAGTTAAGTTCTAGGAGGATTCTATGAAATTCTATGTAATTAAAACCACAAAAAATGGTATTGAGTACAAAAAATATAAATGTATAGATGGATGGACAAAAGAGAAAACGGCAAGTTGGCAATTTTCAAAACAAGGAGCGGAAAGGATCGCTAAAAGATTAAATGATTCTGTAAAAGGACACGAGCATGAAATTCATTACAATGTGTTAGCTGCTAAAAATGATTTGGATAACTTTTGAGTGAAAAGGTATGTCTAATAAAAGCTGAGATTTAGGGAGACATAGTTATGAGTGAATATAAATTAAAGCCGTGTCCTTTTTGTGGTGGAGAAGTTACCGTTGCAGAGGGCAGTTATCGCCAAACACGATGGATGTATGTTACGAGAGGAAACAAAGAAAATAGGTGCAACTGCCATGTTTTCATGGAAAGCAAAACTTACTACTTTGATTCCTCTGAAAAAGACAAGGAAAGAATCAAAGCCGACCTTATCGAAGCGTGGAATAAGCGAGTCGAATAAAAACTAAGATTTAATGGAGGAAAATATTATGAGCGAAACAAATCATGAAAAGAACAAACATGAAGTGACTCGACTTGACGCAATTAGAAAGATAGACATTATGGGGCTTGAAAAGTTTCTTGAGAACATTCAGAAGTATCCAGACCGTTATCCCAAGAATAAATTTGAATGGATTGTATGGTTACAGGAACCAGTTGAAGATAGAGTACATTTTGATAATAAGGTGTTTTAAAATGATTTATACCGTAACAATGATTGACTCGTTTAAGAACGAGCAGAATGCGAAATTTAGTTCGCCAGTGTCAAATACCAAAGGCATCTACTGGATGCCGGACGACAGTTGGATTGCTGGATTCTTTACAGATTTAGCAGAGGCTATTCGAGTTGTTAAGGAAAACGTGACTGACATCTTTGAACATTGTTACAACTACGCAGTCGTTGAAGGATACGAGGAAGGTCTGTATCCAAGACCAGAATTGACGAGGTGGTTTAAATATGATGCTGAGAGTGACACAGCATTCGAGATTGAACCGCCGCTGCATAATAATGTGTGTGGATATGCGTTTTGAAGAAGGAGAATAAGACTATGAGTAGTGTACTTATTGATCGGAACGCAGCTAAGAAGGTAGAATCTATCTTCGAGCATCCTGATAAGATCTATTCGGTGTATTTGAAGGCTGGCGGAGATGTCGTTTGGCTGCAAGGTGAAATTGAGCTGTATGAATTTTTGCGCAGCTTATAAAACCAATATTTTTGAAGGGAAGTGATTTTCATTAACTCTAATTTGTTAATAAATTGTGAGCAAAGTGTTGCCATTGTGTGTATAATGTGCTTGCTGGCAGGGAATCTGGTATCGAAGATCAGCCCGGTAATTCAAAATCAGAGCAATTCGTACCTTTATAATAGTAGTCCTCCGGCAGTAAGTGTTGTGCAGCAAGAGGAAAAGGAACCAGAAGTCATCGTAAAAACTGTTATCGAAACGCGTGTGGTAAACTTCAGTCAGGGAAAGCGCGAACTCACTAATGATGAGCGTGCTCTTGCGGAGCAGATCGTTGCTTGTGAAGCAGGTGCTGATAGCCTAGAAGGTCAGATGGCGGTGGCTCAATGTCTTTATGATTCTGCCGTACTTGATGGTCTAACCATCCAGCAGGTCTTTAAGAAGTATGGTTATAGTTCCTTATATAATAGGAAGGTGACGGCAGAGAACGAATTGGCTGTGTCTATGGTGTTTGATTACGGCGCTAAAATTTCAGACAAACCAATTCAATGGTTTGTGACCCCGGCGGCAGCTTCCGGCAGTTGGCACGAGCGCGGAGCAACGTTCGCTGGACAATTTGGCGCACATAGGTTCTATTACAACGCGGAACTGGTTGTGGATGATGCCGAGTGAATGGCATCATCTAAAATTTTAAACTTTTACAACAACAAAAAGATGTATAATATATTGACTAAAACAAAAAGATGTGTATAATATATCTTGAAAGTTGTCTAAATGAGTGGAGGGCGGTGTTTTAATGCGTGAGAGAAAGGTTCTGAAGGTCATACGAGTTGATGACTTTTTAAAGTACATAAGAAAAAAGAGAGTGTGGGTTTGTTTTGTTTGCAATGGTGTAGATGTTCACATGGTCTGTAACAAAATGAACGATGTTGGAACAGAGACACATGGGATCGTTAAAGGCATTGGCTTCTTCGGAAACGAAAGTCATATTGAGCTGCGGCAAGAATGCCACGAAGCAAGGAGGATTGAGCTTAGACCGGGCGATAAAGAGAAAGCGTATGAGATGATATTCGATAACACAAGCGTGTTCGTATCAGAGAATCCCGAGTTGTACGGGCACTAAAAATATTTTCAAAAACCTCTTGACTTCTGAAATGGTATCCTGTATAATATAGCTATGGAACGGAGCTACACTATTATAGAGGAGAAAAACTATGGACAACAATATTGACCCAAAGGTCGGAGAGGTTTGGTTGGTCGATTTGTCCAATGCAACAGGTCATCAGCAGCGCGGTATTCGACCGTTCGTTGTGACAAGCAACAACAAGCGCAACTTCTTCAGTCCCACAATCAAAGGGAATCCGTTGTCTTCCAGAATATACAAGCGTTCTCCGGTTCATGTTCTACTCTCGAAAGAAGACTGCGATTTCCTAGAGGTTGATAGTATTGTTCTTTGTGAAGAGACTGATACACTTAACAAAGGACAGTTCATCAAAAAGCTTGGTGTCTTGTCTGAGCGTCATATGAATATGATCGCAATGGCAAGATGCAAGGATGAACCGTTTTTACTCGCAGCATTCCTGAGCGGCGTACAACATACCATGGAATTTCAAAATTTTGCCGCATTTGCTTGATTTTTTATAATGGTTAATGGTACACTACATATAATAAGAAGGAGTGTGCCACTATGCTTACTGAAGAAAAGATCAAAGCTTTTGCTGAAAAGTATTCTGATAGAAGCGGTGAGTTTGTTGTATCGACGCTTAACCATGTTCTGGGTTACGAGGCTGAGCGTGGGTATGAGTTGTTTGACTTCACAAAAGATGATTTCGTAAAGATGTTTGCCAAATATAATTGGGTGAACTCGAGTCGTTCGTTTAAAAATGTGAAGTCAATAATCACAGGCTACATCAAAAGCGAAAACAAAACAAGCATGTATGATCTGGCTGACTTTTCAGAGAGCGATGTAAGCGCAGACAATATGTATGCGGATAAATACTTTGCATCAGTTGATGAGTTTGTTGACTTCTTAAATAAGTATGAAGAGCCATATCAGATTCGTATGAACGTGATTGCTGCACTGTACTGGATTGGCCTTACTTCTGAAGAAGTTTCTAACCTGACGATTAACGATGTCGATTTTGAATCTTGTACTGTTCTTGATAAGACAGGTGTTGATGCAAAGTTGATGGATATTATTAAGCAGTGTTATGAAATGAAACAGTATGACGCTCCCAATAAGGGAGGGTATAGGGCATTCTATGTCATGAATGGTGATTACATCATTCGTAAAACCGAGGATAGTATCGGTGCAGACAGTGACCCAAAGATGTCTGTGCATACAATTCATACCTATTTTATGCGGTTGAATAACATCCTCGAAAAAAGATATCACTCAAAGGCTTTAGATCGAAGGCATCTAACCAGAAACGGCGAATACGTGAAGGTCTACGACTACTGTAAGAATAATCCAGAATTTAATCTTGCAGAACTTAGTTTCGGAAATGGTAAAGACCCTCTTGCAGACATTATCGGAAGAAAGTGTAGCAAGGTTGCCTACATTAGCTTCAGACAAGGATACAAAGGTTGGGTCGAATATTTCCATAAAAATTAAAAACAGGGGGCTTCGGCTCCTTGATTTTAATACGTTAGATATATAATACAGGATACTTAAAAATAGTATTTGAATGGAGAATAACAATGTCTGATTTCAAGAAATTTCGTGCACTACTGCAGGATCACTTCAATGAGATGGTGAAGGATGGCGCACCTCTGTTTATCACCAATGCAGATGAGGATAAGCTATATGACCTCTATCTGGACAGCTTCCCGGCTGGCACGAACTCCATCTTCCGTAAGCGGCGTAAGTATGATTGCTCCTACTGCCGTCGTTTCGTAAAGAACATTGGTAAGCTGGTTTCCTTTATGGATGGTCAGATGGTTACCGTCTGGGATTTCGATACCAAGTCCGACGTTTATCAGCCGGTTGTGGATGCGCTGGCTACTTATGTGAAAACCTGTGCTGTTGTGAATCCGTATTATGTTAGCCGCAATATGATCTCCGATGGCAAGTTCGGCACGGAGGTAAACTATGAGTACGATGCTGATCATAAGGCGGTTCACACCTGGGATCATTTCGCTGTCGAGATTCCTCAGCGGTTCATTGTCAATTCCTGCGATGTGACTACCAAGATGGCCGAGTGGCGTGATTCTGCTAATGTGTTCAAGCGTTCTCTGGAGGAGCTGACCATGGATGCCGTGGACACCGTACTTGAGCTGATTGCGCAGAACAGCCTGTATCGCGGCAAGGAGTTTGAATCTCTGGTTCGTGGCTTCAAAATCGATAAGCGAGTGTATGATCGTCTGCCTGATGAAAAGAAGTCCGCTTATGTTTGGATGGCTCCCGGCGGTGCGTCGATGAACCGGCTTCGTATTCGTAACACCGCTATCGGCACCCTTCTTATCAATTTGAGCGAAGGCATGGATGTGGATTCCGCCGTTACCGCCTTTGAGAAGGTTGTCGCTCCTGCCAATTACAAGCGTCCCAAAGCTATTTTCACTAAGAAGATGCTGGAAGATGCACAGAAAACCGTTACTGAGTTGGGTTACATGAACAGTCTGGGTCGCCGATTTGCCACTCTGGATGATATTACTGCCAACAATATTCTGTTCTGCAACCGCGATGCCGCTCCTCGTGTAATGGGGGCAATGAACCCGTTCGAGGCAATGGCAAAATCTATGGGCACCGATCCTAAGAAGTTCGGTCGCGCGGAGGAAATCGGCATCGACAAGTTCATCAGAGACGTGCTGCCGACTGCAACGGGCCTAGAGCTGTTTATGGAGAATCGTTTCGAGAAGAATATGATGTCTCTGATTGCTCTGCAGGATAAGGCTGCGCCGTCTATGTTCAAGTGGCCTAATGGTTTCAGTTGGGCATATACCGGCAACATGACTGACAGCCAGATTCGGGAGAACGTCAAGAATGCTGGCGGCAAAGTCGATGGCGTGCTGCGTTTCTCTATTCAGTGGAACGATAAGCCGGGCGAGTGGGATGAAAATGATGAGGATGCTCATTGCATTGAACCCGATAAGAATCACATCTATTTCGGCAGCAAGTGGCACCCTCGTACTGATGGCCGCCTGGACGTAGATATTATGCGTCCCATTCGCTATAAGGCCGCGGTCGAGAATATCACCTGGCCTGACATCAAAAAGATGAAGGAAGGCGAGTACAGCTTCTATGTAAACTGCTTCGCTAGTCGCGGCGGCAAAACCGGTTTCCGTGCTGAAATCGAATTCGATGGCAACATCTACTCGTTTAACTACGATAAGCCGCTGCATGGTGGTCAGAATGTAGCTGTGGCAAAGGTCACTCTGAAGGATGGCAAATTCTCTATCAAGGAACTGCTTCCCAGTTCTACCAGCACCCGTGAAATTTGGGGTGTGAGTTCCAACCAGTTCGTACCTGTGTCTGTGGCGATGTACTCTCCGAACTACTGGGACGAACAGACCGGCAATGGCAATCGTCACTACTTCTTCATGCTCAAGGATTGCGTCAACCCCGAAAAGCCGAACGGATTTTACAACGAATTCCTGAAGGCGGAATTGCTACAGCATAAGCGAGTATTTGAGGCGCTGGGTTCTCAGATGGCAGTTCAGTCGGTAAATGATCAGCTGTCCGGCGTTGGATTCTCTGAAACGAAGCAGGATTCCTTTATTGTTAAGGTGCAGGGAGCTACTGAGCGAATTTTGAAAGTGGTTATCTGAAAGGAGAAATAATTATGGAAAAGAATCTGTTTGAAATTGCAACCCGTAATCGCTATCGCTTCAACTATAAGGGTGTTATGACTGTTGAAGATCTGTGGGCTCTGAGCGTCGAGGCACTGGATGCGATTTTTAAGACTCTGAACCGTCAAAAGAAAACCGCAGATGAAGATTCTTTGCTGGCTGTTAAGAGCGCCGAAAATACAGAACTGGAAAATAAGATTGAGCTAGTCAAATACATCGTTTCTGTCAGGCTGGCCGAGTACGAGGCACGTGTGGACGCCGCAGAGAAGAAGGCGCAACGTGATAAGATTATGAAGATCGTTGCAAAGAAGAAGGACAAGGAACTTGAAGATATGGACGTTGACCAGCTAATGAAGAAGCTGGAAGAGTTGAATTAAATAGACATTTTATCGTGATTTGACAACAAATAAATGACGATAATACGTTAAATAAAGGGAGAAAAACGATGAGAACTTTGCTTCTTTTCCGTGGAGCACCCGGATGCGGGAAGTCCCCCTATATTAAAGAGCATGATCTGGAAAAGTATACGCTTAGTGCAGATACGATTCGTCTTATGTGCCAGGGTGGTCAGGAAACCCCGGCTGGCACAATGGAAATCTCTCCCCAGAACGATGATGTTGTCTGGGATATGCTCTTTAAGCTGTTGGAGGTTCGGATGTCTCATGGTGAGTTCACCGTGATCGATGCAACGAATTCTAAAACGGTCGAAATCAATCGCTACAAGAACCTCGCCAAGCAGTACAGGTACAGAATGTACATCATTGACATGACGGGCTTGCCGATTGATGAGTGCAAGCGGCGCAATTCGCTCCGTGCCCCACTGAAGAGAGTTCCAGATGCTGTCATTGATAAGATGTATGCACGATTCGCAACACAAAAAATTCCGTCTGGAGTGACTGTGCTTTCGTCGGATGTCAATGTCCTTGAAAAATTGAACTATGTTCCGCAGGATTTTAATAATTGGAGCAAAATTCATATCATCGGTGATGTGCATGGATGCTACAGTTGCCTGAAAGAGTACCTTGGAGACCTGAAGGACGATGAGCTGTACATTTTTGTTGGCGATTATCTGGATCGTGGAATTGAAAATGTAGAGATGTTCAAGTTCCTTTGTGATGTTGTAGACAATAATCGGAAGAATGTAATTCTCCTTGAAGGAAATCATGAACGGTGGCTAAACAAGTGGGGTCATGACGAGCCGGTTCAGAGTGAGGAATTTACAAACTACACTCGTCCGCAGCTTTTTAAAGCAGGGATTGACCATAATACGGCTCGTAAGGTCTATTCAAGAGTAGGACAGTGCTCCTATTTTGATTACGATGATAAAAGATACTTCGTTAGCCATGGTGGTTTGAGTTATTTGCCTGAATTTCTACCGTTCGTGTCTACTGACCAGATGGTAAAGGGTGTTGGCCGCTACTCTGACATGCTCACTGTCGCAGAGTCATGGGAACAAAAGATGCCTGACGGATGTTTCCAAATCTTTGGACATCGAAATGTGCAGGATGTTCCTATTGATATGGGGCATCAGTGCTACAACCTCGAAGGAAAAATCGAGTTTGGTGGATATCTTCGTTGCGTGGAACTTGAACACGGTCAGTCAATCAAGTGTGTAGAAACCAAGAACGATGTGTTCCAAAAAGAGGAGCCAAAGACTGAAACTGTCGTTGAACTGAAAACTGAGTTCGATAACGCAGAACTTGTTAGTAAGATGCGTCAAAGCAAATATGTGTTTGAGAAGCGATTCGGAGATATTTCTTCTTTCAACTTCTCTCGTGAAGCATTTTATAAGAAGCACTGGGATGAGGTTTCTACCAAAGCAAGGGGATTGTTCATTAACACAAAGACGAATAAGATTGTAGCTCGAAGCTATGATAAGTTCTTTGCGGTTGATGAGCGGAATGAAACGAGAATTGGAAACCTACAGAACACTTTGAAGTTCCCGGTGACTGCATATCTAAAAGAGAACGGATTTCTTGGTATCATTTCGTATGATGCAGAACAGGATAGTCTGTTCATTGCAAGTAAATCCACTCCTGAAGGGCCTTTTGCAGATATGTTTCGAAAGATTCTCATGGATACGACTTCTGATGAAGACCGTAAGAATCTGAAAGAATTTGCAAAAGAGAATGGCTCCATCATCTTCGAGGTGATTGATCCTGTGAATGATGCGCATATCATCGAATATAAGAAACCGCACGTTGTTTTGCTGGATATTATTGCAAATGATATGAATTTCAGTGTAATGGATTATGATGATTTGAAGCGTGTAGCCGAGAAGTGTCATCTGCAGATTAAGGAGAAGGTTAAGACCTTTGAGAACTGGCGTGAATTCTATCCTTGGTACGAGGAAGTCATGAACGAGAACTATCTGCATCATGGCTTTAAACACGTTGAAGGCTTTGTTTTGAGAGATAACAACAATTTCATGTTTAAGCTGAAGCTTCCTTGCTATAAGCACTGGAAATTCTTGCGTAGTGTTATGCAGAGCGTTCAAAAGCGTGGATACTACGAACACACCTCAAAATTGTTCACCGCAGAAGACAACAACTTCTACGGATGGATGAGACAACAGAATGATGCCGATCACGAATCGTTCTGCAAAAAGAACATCATTCAGCTTCGGAATGAATTCTATGAGAATCGGCACGAATAACTAAGACATTTTTCTTCCTCCGAAAATTGCTCATTGTGAGCTGACAGCCGGGAAAGACCGGCATTATGGCCCTATGGCGGAATTAGGCATACGCAACAAGCTCAAACCTTGTAAAATTCTCAGTTCAAATCTGAGTAGGGCTACCAACCCATTTGCAGATGGGCAAGTGCTAGAATATTGGCAAAATCGGAAAGACGGTTGACTGCTGGACAGACAGTGTTGATGTGCCACCGTGGTGGAAATGGCATACACTTTCCGCTTAAACCGGAACGCTCGTAAGAGATTAGGAGTTCAACTCTCCTCGGTGGCATTTATATCCGGGTGTAGCTCAGTTGGAAGAGCGCGTGTTTTGGGAACATGAGGCCGCAGGATCATGACCTGTCACTCGGACCAGCCCGAAAGGGCATGTAGAATTTTTCATTCACATTATTCCCAGCTCTCTGGAAACGGAGCAGTGTGGCGTAGTAAGCTGGGTATATGATGCGCCATCGCCAAGCGGTAAGGCAGAGGACTTTGACTCCTCCATCACAGGTTCGACCCCTGTTGGCGCAATTTATGCGGATATGGTGGAATGGCAGACACGCCAGATTTAGGATCTGGTGCTTCGGCGTGTGGGTTCGATGCCCACTATCCGCACCACGGTCATGAATCGTTGTTGTTCATGGTTGAACTCCTTTGACCACTATTATTCCCAGCTCGCCAGTGATGGTGCAGTAGTGTTTTGTAAGCTGGGTTTTCATGCGGCGGTCGTACAACGGCTAGTACATCAGCCTTCCAAGCTGAGGATGAGGTTTCGACTACCTTTCGCTGCTCCAATCTCGTATGGGTAGGATCTTTGGCGGTCAGATCTGGCCGCGCCTGTGCGAGATACCACCCCGAAAGGGGCGAGATATAGGAAATGTGCATCGCTGTTATTCCTTCCTCGTCTATATGATATAGATGCAATAGCGTTTTATAAGGAAGGTGCCCAGTTGAATAGTTGCAGCTATTTAACTGGTTTTTATGGGACATTATCTCAATTGGTTAGAGAACTCAGCTCATAACTGAGCATATGTATCACGGTTCAAGTCCGACATGTCCCACCAGCCCGAAAGGGCGTACATAAAACCCGCTAGAACTTTTGTTTTATAAGCGTTGAAATAATATGACGTTGATACGTCTATTGTTTTTTGCTTATTCTCTGAGATTTAGCTATGTAACACAGGATACGAAAAGGAGGTGGTTTGGTGAAACATTATGGAAGTATTTGCGAGATTGATGGTTCTAAGATTGAACCTGTCTCGTGTATCACTGGTGGTTCACCTTGTTAGCCAAGATCTTTCTATTGCCGGTAAGCGGGCAGGTTTGGCTGGAGAACGGTCTGGTCTATTTATGGAAATGATTCGTGTGATAAAAGAAATGAGGGATACCACCAATGGAGAATATCCAAAATTTGCAATCTGGGAAAATGTTAGAGGAGCACTCTCCTCAAACAACGGAGAAGACTTCCGATGTGTCTTGGAAGAATTTGCACACATCGTCGAAGCAGACGCTACAATTCCTAAACCTTCGGAAAAAGGTGGAAAATGGTCTAAATCCGGCGCAATTTCCGGTAATGGATGGTCTTTGGCATGGAGACTCTTCGATGCTCAATACTGGGGAGTGCCCCAACGTCGTCAAAGAATCGCGCTTGTCATGGATTTTGGAGGACAACGTGCCGCAAAGATATTATTTGAGCGCACGGGCGTGCCAGGGAATTCTGACGAGAGCATCCCGACGTGGCAAGGTGCTGCCAGAATTGCTGAAAAATGCATTGTTGGAAATGATCGAGTGGTGGGAGAAAAAAGCTTTTGTATCGTCGGAAACATGATTGACAGAGAAACCAACATGAATGGGACTGGTGTAAAAGAAGATACTGCTTTCACTATAAACACTATTGACCGTAATGCTGTTGCCTACACTTTAAAGATTCGTTCAGGATGCGAAGGTGGTGGCAAAGGCGCACTGGTACAAATCGAGAAGAGCGCAACGCTTTCTACATTGCAAGATCAAACGTTAATTTGCTTGGCAGACAACACCTCTTTACATAATTCAAAACAAAAGATTTCGCCGGTGGTGTTTGAGAGTCACAGTCAGGATGCTCGATACACTCAACAGGGCGACACAAGTCCGGCTTGTACGGCTCAATGGGGGACTGGTGGCAATAATATGCCGCTTGTTGCTGAAAAGAAAACCTTTGCAATGCAACGCATTGGTGAATACAAGGAAAGTGAACAAGCTAGTACGATGAAATCTCGTGACTACAAGGATGCTACTGACTTGATTGCAGAGAAGGAAACGAAGAATCTGCAATGGATTGTTCGTCGCCTGACTCCTGTCGAGTGTGAACGACTTCAAGGGTTCCCTGATGGATGGACTGATATTGGCGAGTGGGTTGATGAGAATGGTAAAAAGCACAAACCAGCTGATTCTCCTCGTTACAAGGCGCTCGGCAATTCGATTGCATTGCCTCAGTGGTATTGGATTTTCCAGAAAATGAAGCCGTATATCGGTGAGAATCCTACGCTTGGCAGTCTTTTTGATGGAATCGGTGGCTTTCCGCTTGTCTTTGAAAGTACGTATGGTGATGGTACTGCTATCTGGGGATCTGAAATTGAACCGTTCTGCGTTGCAGTAACTAAGAAGCATTTTCCAGAAAAGCAAGGAGGATAATTTGCCAGAAAATAAAGGATATTTAACAGCTGACCGATCTGCGGTAGGCGATGAGCGATACACACCGGTTTACGCGGTTATTCCATTGCTTGAATTTGCCCCCCGTCGAGTAAAACAGTGATTTGGTGTCCGTTTGATAAAGAGTGGTCTGCCTTTGTGCAGGTGTTCAGAAATGCTGGATATAAAGTAGAATATAGCCACATTGATAACGGACAAGATTTCTTTACATACGAACCGGAATATTGGGATATTATGATTTCAAACCCTCCTTTTAGTAGGAAGGATGAAGTATTGCGTAGAGCCTATGAGCTTAAAAAGCCGTTTGCTCTACTACTTCCTGCAAATAGTATTCAGGGTAAGACACGATTTGACATCTTCAAAAATGATGTACAGATGCTGTGTTTTGATTCTCGAATAGGATTCATGGACCCTAAACACGCAGACAGCCCTGTCGAGGGAGTGTCTTTTGGAAGTGCATACTTCTGTAGAAATTTTCTTCCCAGTAAGTTAGAGTTACGAAAACTTGATAAGAAAATCTCATAAAAGGCTAATTCAAACAAGAGGTGACATGATGAACAGCAAAATTCCTATCAATGTAACTATCGATCACGGCTCCTTGAGCCTTCCGGCAAGTCCTATCTTCCAGAAGGATAAGAACACGTATCTCTGTCCGTTTTGTGTGACGAAGCTGGAAAAGTTCGAGTGTGAGTGTTCTGATTGTCATCACAAGATGGATTGGAGTAAATTTGCCAAAAAGGAGTGATTCCTATGGAACTAGACGAATGGAAAAATGCCAGTAAGAAACGAATCGAAAAGATGACTTTTGATGAAGCAAAAAAATTCTTGAGAATCAAATCCGACTTGGCAAGGAGGGCGGAAAGTGGTGTCCTCGTGAACACACTACTCACGCCTACGAGATGATTCTTAAACGAGCCGTCGCCTATGAAAAATTGCGAAGCATGTATGAAAATCTGTTAGAGGAGTGATGCCTATGAATATAGATTTCTTCCAACGGCGCAAGACACAGCTTGAAGATACGCTTCTTTTGAAAAATCAGGCCGTCGATATGCTTGATTATCTAAAGACGCACTGTATCAGCAATGACCAATATTGTGCCATTCGAGACTACATTGAAGAAGCTGCCAAGATTCTGGAGAGTGACCTCGAATATGCAAACAACAAGCTACAGTCCGTATTCAGACCTAAGTATGGCCGGAATAACAGACTGACTCGTGCTCAATCTAAGATGTTCCGTGATAGAGAATATTAAAAATGGGGTGATGCCGTATGAACACATGTAAGAAAATATGTAACTGGTGTGGTCGTGAAATCAAGCCGATAGGTAGCGAGCAGGGAATCAGTTTTGAGCATCAATACTCTTATGGTAGCCAACTTGATGGTTCGCTTTTGAGTTTTGATTTGTGCCCTGAATGTTCAGAACGGCTCCCAATAGTGCTCGGCGCAATGTTTGTACATAATCCTTTAAAGGACGATTTCTAACGGCGAGTGCCGTATGAAATATAAGCCATCAATAAACCAGACGGAGGATAACACATAAAATGAATAGTGCATGAATTGATTCAAGACAATAAAAAGAAACATAAGTGATTATCAATGAAACAAAATTATATAAAGGAGACTTGATATGGCAGATAGAATTTTTAATCTTCCTCAGACCCGTGGTTCTTTTGAGATGGCTGGTAAGGTCACCGGCACCCAGCGTAGCAACTTCTATAACGAGAAGGAGACTAAGAATGGTGCTATGCGCCGTGTCCTGAGCTTTGGCGTTCAGACTTCCAATGAAAACACTTTTTATGTTGATCTTAATGGTATGCCTCGTGATAAGGTTTACTTCTTCCGCCGTGCCGATAAGGACAAGGGCATCGAGAAGGATAAGAAGGAAGTTGCTTGGAAGGATCGTCTGACTTATGTTGCACCGGAAGGCTATGATATGATTGGCGTTAAGGTCGGTGTTACCAAGAAGACGAATGAGTCTGGTAAGGTCGTCAATGATAACAAGACTCTGACTGACTTCGATGCAGCCAAGGAGATCTCTGATAACCTGCATGATGGTGACAATGTGTATGTCCGTGGTAACATCGAGTACAGCACTTACAACGGCAAGCACCAAATTCGCTTCGTTCCTACTCAGGTGTCTCTGAGCTCTAAGGAAATCGACTTCGATGCAGAGGGTTTCGAGGAGCTGGCTCTGTTTACTCAGACCATTGTTTACACTGGTTGCCGCAAGAGTGATGAGGATGATGAAGTAGTTGTTGATGCAAAAATTGTGAACTACAACACCATTGAGGACGCAGAACTTTTCATTGACTATAAGGCAAACACTCAGAATAAGGTTCTGGCTGATTCTATTCGTAAGCGTCTGAAGTCTTATACTAGCTTTGAGTGTTTTGGCCCCATTGTCAATCAGCAGAAGGTTGAGGAAGTTGAGACCGAGAATATCTGGGGTGGTCCTAATAAGATGAAGCGCCAGAGCACTCCGGCAGTTCGTAAGCTGTATATTGAGGGCGTTAATCCTGATTCCTTTGATCCGAACCCTGGCGACAAGGATGCGGAACCTACTTACACAGAGGACAATATCTCCGAGGCACGGGCAAAGATTGCTGCCAATACTCAGGCTAAGAAGGACTTCGACGGCACGGGTGCTGAGAACGACACTTCTTGGTGGGGTGGTTCCAACAAGTCTACTGCAACTCCTGCAAATGAGGAAGAGGACGACTGGGGTTAATTTATTTTAGCATTAGCTATGCAATACAGGATACATAAGGAGTTTAGTTATGCAGAATACTCTTGAGTATACCGCTTATAATGGTATGAAATTTTACATTGTCTACATCGAAGCGCTTGAAAAGGAACCTGAAGAAGACTCTCCGATGATGTCTATTGTGTTTACTACGCATCCTGAGATTATTGCAGAAGCTAAAGCCGACGCGGAATGCAATGGTGGTGCTGTTCCGGTAGGGTGTAAAGACCTTCTGGTTGATAGTGTGGATAACATCACCCGTCAGTTGGATTATGTTGCTCATGCAGTTGAAACGGGTGATCCGTGGTATGAGTGTTTGAAAGTTTAATAAAAGATTTAGAGAGGAATTTACATATATGGCTATGATTCGTAAGGCATCTGCTGTTCGTAAGAAGCTTCATATGCTGATTTATGGTGAACAGGGAACTGGTAAGTCTCGTACTGCTATGCAGCTGTGCTATTTGAAGAATGCAGACGGTAAGCCGTTCCGTGTTCTGTATTTGGATACCGAAAATGGTTCTATTGATAATTACACCGAGGAGCTGGAAGCCAATGGTGTGAATCCTGATAATCTGTTGATTGTTTACACCCAGTCTCTGGCAGAAGTTCAGGATTATATCAAGATGGTTACCAACGATGAGGATATCGAGGATGAGAATGGAGATGTTTATCTGGATGCAGACAGTAAGCCGTTCCGTGCAGACGCTCTGGTTGTTGACTCCGCTTCCATCCTCAAGATGACTGCTACCCAGGGCCTCACCGCCTTCTCGCAGAAGCGTGCCAAGGTTAAGGCCGCATCTCAGGGTCTGACTGGTGATGAAAAGGCAGTTAAGATTGAGGGTGCTGGCATGGAGCTCAAGGATTTCAATACCCTGAACTTCAAGGGTCAGTCTCTGATTTTGGATCTGAATGCATCTGGTGTAAACTACATCGTTGTTTGCCGAGAGAAGGACGAGAAGCATACTAAGGTTGTGAATGGTTCTATCGTAAGTGAGCCTACTGGTCGTAAGATTCCTGATGGGTTTGCTGGTCAGGAGTACAACGTTGATACTGAGTTCCGCCTGTATTTTCAGGATGGTCAGCAGCTCGCTTTCTTCGATAAGGATCGTACCGGTATGCATAAGGGCGGTGAGGTCGTTGAGGATCTGACCCTGCTTGAGTATCAGGATATTATCTCTAGTAGCGCAAAGAATCGGGAGAACGTCATCAAGAACGGCTTAAACGATGCTGTTAAGACTGAGGTTAAGCTGAGTATGCGTGACCTTGGTATCGAAAACGATGAGCCGGATGATGTTCCGGCAGATAAGAGTTCTGATAGTAAAGAGCCTTCTATGGATGACATCAAGGCAAAGCTGAACGACCTGATTGCTTCCGCTTCTCCTGTGAAGAAGAGCGCAGCACAGAAGGCTGTTAAGGCGGCTGGCCTGTCTACCGCGTTCCGTTCTATGACTGATATTGAGGAACTGAAGAAGGTCGCCGCAATCATGGAGAAGGAACTGGCTTAATGGAACTAACCCGTAAATGCAAGATTTGCGGGAAGAACATTTTCATCGAGCGAGACCGTAGCACATTTTTCTACGACAAGACTGGTTTTTATCATAAGGATTGTTTTGTAGAAAAAAAGAAAAATCAAAAACGCCCTTGGACAGATGACCTGCTAAGGGCATTTTTTGACAAAGTGAATGACACTACGGATAAAAAGGTCGATGATCTTCTTTCCAAAAAGAGAGAACAAGACCACAATCGTGAGCTTGCACATATCAAACAGGAAGAGAAAAAGATTCTTTTCGACCATATTCGAGATATATACGCCCCGGCGGTTGTTCCTGGTAGCTTCTACTCGAAACTTGCGCAGTTAATTTCCGGTAATTATTACAAATACAGAGGTTCTATTCCTCCGCTAGAACTTTACGATATGTGGGTTCTAGCGAAACCCCGACTAGATAAGATAGTTGCCGAGAAAGAAGCAAAGGGTTGTGATATGAGTCAGCGATGGAATTACGACTTGGCTGTTTTATTGGCTCAATATCCTAGTTATCTCGATCGAAAAGAAAGACTAGCTTCGATTCGCAGTGAAAGCGAAGAAAAAATGAAGGAAAATCTGACTGAAACGGTACTGAAACGTATGAAAACAGCACCGAAACAGAGTAAAAACGAGAATGAAATTGATATAAGTGCAATTCTCGATGAGATATAAAAGAGGGAGGTGGATGAGTGGAACTCATTTCAAATATCCCGAATGAAATTCTATTTGTTGGCGCAATTTACAAGCATCCTGACTATTTGGTCGAGTATGGGCATTATGTCAAGAGCAAGTACGATTTTGCCGATGAAGCAACAAAATTTTTCTACGATGCAGCGTTAATTATTTATGAAACTCGGACTCAAGAATTTAATAAAACGTCTGTTTTAACGTTTATGGCTGAAGATGAGTCCAGATTGTCCCAATACAAGCGGCTGAAGGGCTGGTCAACCATTGAATACTACATGAGTCTTGCGAATGACGATGATATCAAGGGATATTTCAATATCCTGAAGAAATATTCGCTACTTCGTGAGTATCAGAGAAACGGATTTAACATTGAAGGAATCTTAAAGCATCAACGGTTTGAAATGTTTGGTGCTCAGGACATTTACAAATTGATTCGTGGCAAGGCCGACAAGATCAATACGGTTATCATTACAAACGATGATGCTGAGATTTTGAATAATGGTCTGCTACCAATGGTCAATGAGCGTCTGAGCGTTCCCGATATGGGTTTACCGTTCCAGTATCCTATCATGAATGATTTGTTCCGAGGATTGAAGTTGGGCACTGTGATGTTTAATGGTATGCCATCTAACGCTGGTAAGACTAGATATATGATGGCGATTGTTGCCTACGTCACATTGGTTCAAAAGCAGAAAGCTCTTTTGCTGCTGAATGAGATGGATCTTGAGTCAGTCCGGTATTGCTTGCTAGTCACCGCCATCAATAATCCTGAGTTTCAAGAGTTGCATGGTCATCGTTTCCATAAGGACGAGCGAGAAATCACCCTTGGGATGTACCGGGATGCAAATGGAAACTTCATCTTCAGAAAACAAAACGAAGACGGAGAATACATAGAAAGCATTGATGAGTTTACCGCCCGTGTCTATGAGGAAAGCGAAGAGTACCGCAATGTACTTGATGTTTGCCAGTGGATTGAGAGCGAATCACAAGGCTTGATTATCGCAAAAGATGTTTCTGCTGATTATAGTGATAAGTCCCTGCGATTTGAAATCCAGAAGGCAGCTCTCACTCAGGGAGTTAAGTATGTGTTTTATGATACTCTAAAGAACGACATTGCATCTATTGGTGAATGGGCAGCGTTCAAGGTCACGGCCACCGAGCTTGAAGAGATTGCGAAGAATCTGAAGATTTTCATCTACGGTAGTATCCAGTTGGCTGAAAATGCTCATGAGTATCTCCCTGATGAGCTGAATTCAAACAATATTGCTGAGTCAAAAATGATTAAGCATGTTGCTTGGACGATGGTTCTATTCAAGGAGATTCCGAAAGATAAGTTCGCAAAGTATCAATACATCTTTCATGACCCTGAATGGGGCGGCGACTGTGCTCATCGGTTAAATCCAGACAAACGGTACTATGTTGGAAACATTGACAAGAACCGTTTTGGCGAGAAGAAGAAAATCATGTTTGAAGTGAATTTGAACCAGAATGTCTGGAAAGAGGTCGGTGTCTGCACCAGAAAGTAAGGAACTACAATGGTAAATATCGCAGATCTGAAAAATTATATTCTTGAAGAACAGCAGATTGAACCAATTTTGGAGGAGCTTGGTTGTCATCATATTAGTCATAAAGCTGGATATTATCAGTGTGCGAATCCAGATGGTGACAATAGGACGGCACTCTGTATCTACGAGAATGAAAATCTTACTGCGGTAGATTACACACGAGACATTGTCAATGGAAAGACCAGTTATGATTTGATTTCTGTCGTCCAGTTCTTTCTGGAACTGTCTTTCCCAAAAGCTATTAAGCAAATCTGCGAATGGGTTGGACTTGACTACTATCACAACTTCGAGGAAGACCTTCCTAAAAGTATGTTGATTCTAAAAGAACTCATCACCATGCAAAATGAAGGTGAAGAACACGAGGATGACCGTCCGATAGTCCCCATCTCCGAAGCCATCCTCGGTTATTACAAACCTTATGTTAACCAGATTTTTGCTGACGATGGGATATCTTACGAGACACAACGGGAGTTTGAGATTGGTTTTGATGAACTAACAAATAGAATCACGATTCCAATCAGAGATGAAATTGGTACTTTGGTTGGTGTAAAGGGAAGATATTTTGGTAAGCCGCCTGAAGGTGAATTAAAGTATCTATATCTTGAGCCGTGTGCCAGAAACCGTATTCTGTATGGCCTGTATAAGACAGAGCCGTACATTAAGAATGAAGGTCTGGTATATGTTGGTGAAGCTGAAAAGTCTGTCATGCAGATGTGGAACATGGATGTCTACAACTGTGTGGCGACTGGCGGTAAGAAGGTTTCACAGAATCAAATTGAAATTTTAACACGTCTTTGCGTTGATATTTGTTTTGTATTTGATAAAGACGTTCAGCTTAGTGAGCTTATGGTTCTCGCTAATCGATTTGTCGATGGCGTAAGTGTGTATGCTGTAGTAGATGATAAAGGGATTCTGGATGAAAAGGAAGCCCCGACTGATAATCCTGAAAAATTTAAGGCATTGATTGAAAACTGTGTTAGGAGAATTAAATGAATGTAAAACTCTGGAAGGGGAGTAGGAACGACCTATCAGACCCGATTGGAACGATTATGGAGAACAGAGGGGTCAAGGATTATAAGACCTACATGAATCTGGATGATTCTTGCTTGAATTCTCCGTGGGAATTGGACAATATCGAGTATGCTGTCATGATGTTGAATAAACACCTTTGGAAAAAATCTATCATCTCTATCCTTGTAGACTGTGATGTGGACGGTTTTACAAGTGCTTCGATGATGTTTCAGTATTTGAAAGCGATTGGTTATTTTGGAAAAATCAATGTTCTGCATCATAGTGGCAAGGAACATGGACTCTCTAAAGAAATTGAGGTTCCACCTGAAACTACCTTGCTGATTATCCCTGATGCTGGTAGTAACGATGTTGAGCAGTGCAAGGAACTTCGTGATAAGGGCATCGATATTCTGATTCTTGACCATCACATCTGCGACAGAGAGAATCCTTACGCAGTAATCGTTAATAACCAGAATGGTACATATCCTAACAAGGAACTGTCTGGTGCTGGCGTGGTATATAAGTTCCTTCAAGCCGTTGATGAAGATAATTGGACTGATGTTGCAGACAGGTATCTTGATTTAGTGGCAGTCGGAAATATCGGTGACGTTATGGATATGCACTCGCATGAGACAAAGCGCCTTTGCACAAAAGGTCTTGCACGAATTGTAAATCCGATGATTTGTGCTCTGGTTGAGGCGAATAGTTTCAACATCAAGGGTGACCCGACTATCAATGATATTCAGTTCTACATCGTTCCGATGATGAACGCACTGATTCGTGTTGGCTCATCCGAGCAAAAGAAGCGGATGTTCCGTGCGATGGTCGGTGAGGAACAGACGTTCCAGTACACTCCGACTCGTGGCAAGAATGCCGGTGTCACGATTGACGAGACTCTGGCACAGCATGTGGCTCGTGAGTGTTCGTCTTGTAAATATCAGCAAAACAAAACTAAGGATAAGGCTGTTGCAGAGTTGCAGGAACTGATTGAAAAGCATGGTGCAGACCAGAATAAGATTCTCTTCTGCAACTCCACTGGCATTCTTGATAACACTCTGACTGGTGTTGTGGCAATCAAGCTGGCCGAAATGTATGCAAAACCGTGCGTATTGCTTCGTACTTTTGCTGATGAACCGGACTATTACGGTGGTTCAATGAGAAATCCTGACGGCTCTCCGATTGAAAGTTTAAAGGAGTTCCTGATGAGTACCGGAGATTTTGAGTCAGTTCTTGGTCATGATAATGCTGCTGGTGTGAAAATCAAGAAAGAAAACGTGCCAAAGGCGATTGCGGATTGTAATGAGCTGCTTAAAGATGTCACGATGAGCAAAGCAATCGTGGTTGACTTTGATTTTGACTATAGTAGGCTGACTGTTGCATTGCCGAAGACCATGTATGAAATGCATAAAATCTGGGCACAGGGAATCTCAGAGCCATATTTCTACATTAAAAATATTCCGCTGATTCATAGTGGATGTGCTCCGATGGGCAAGAACGGCAATATGTGGAAGTATTCTGATGAAGAAAAAGGCATTGATTTTGTGTGCTTTGCAGATAATGGCCGGATGATTGGCTGGATCAATAATGACTTCTATGGTGATCAGGAAGAAAAATACATCAATGCTGTATGCCGGTTGTCTTTAAATCAGTACGGAAACAAAGTTACTCCGCAGGCGCAGATTGTTGATTTTGAGGTGATTTGATATGGGAAATTGGAAACGTGCTATCGCCATCGACTTTGATGGCACTCTCTGTGAGAATAATTATCCTGATATCGGTGAACCAAACTGGAATGTCATTTATCAAGCAATTCAGGAACAGAAGCACGGTGCTGGTCTGATTCTCTGGACTTGTCGGGAAGGAAAGCTTTTGTATGATGCAATGGAGGCTTGCTTTGATTGGGGTATTCAGTTTGATGCCATCAATGAGAGTCTTCCTGAGTGGAAAGAGCATTTTGGCACTGCTCCTAGAAAGGTTGGGGCTGATGAATATTGGGACGATAAGGCTGTAAAAATAAAGAATGGAGAGTTGGTTGACAATGAATAAAGTTGGTAATTACGATTTGCCATTAAATTTGCTTGACAAAGCACATCAATCACTTGCACATACTATTGCAGATTTAGAACCACTTCGGGAAGGTACAGCATTTAATCAGATTTTAAATGATGGTGCTCATATTATTGAACCGGATGAATTGACTCATATTCTTGATAAATTTGCAGAGCAGCATCCAGATTGGGAGATTTGTATCGAAACTGACCACGGATCGGTTAGTGAGAAATTTAAGATGGATCATGTTTTCTATGAAGGTATGGGAGATATGATTGTTCTTGATTTTGAATGAAAAATGGAAAAACGACGATATAGATATTACAAAATTGATTACCGTACATATAATTATACGCTCAAGAAATATCACAACTTACACAGAGAAATCTACGCTGAAAATGCAAGAGATGCAGTTAAAATGCTAAAAAGCAAAGAGTGTAATCGTAAGTTTGAGGTTGTTAAAGTCTACTTTGTTGATATTTTCGGTGATAGAAACGATAGGTTTTATCCACGAACTTATGTGATTGATAAAGAAGATTTTGAGTGAGGTGAGTATATGGTTTATATTACAGGCGATATTCACGGCGACTTTAATCGTCTCTTAAAGCTAAATAAGTTTTGCATTAGACACAATCTTGGAAAGAATGATTGGATTATCTGCCTTGGCGATGTTGGTTTGAATTACTACGGCAAGGATGATTCTCGTGAATGGAGCATTAAGACCATTGCTGCGGACATCCCTGCGAATTTATTCTGCATTCATGGAAATCACGAACGCCGCCCGTCTCGTAAGGATGGCTATAAGACAAAGGAAATCAGTGGAGATATTTGCGGAAAAGTGTGGCATGACCCACATTATCCCAATCAGTATTTTGCTATTGATGGCGAAGTTTACCAGATTCTTGCTGATAGGGAAATTCTGAACTGTCTTGTTTGCGGCGGAGCTTATTCCGTAGATAAATATTATCGGTTGGAACGTGGATGGAACTGGTGGCCGAATGAACAGCCGAGTGAAAAGACTAAGAAAAAGATCTGGAATATTACACATGACCCTCAAATCGATGATATTGATGTTATGCTCACGCATACCTGTCCATTCCGGTTCATTCCAACTGAATTGTTTATCGGTGGTATTGATCAAAGCACAGTAGACCAGTCAACTGAAATATTCTTTGATGATATATACGAATGTTATCCTAACGATTGTAAACCGTTCTGGTATTTTGGTCACTTCCATGGAAATAAATACACTGATGACTATGTGATGCTTTTTGATGACATTATTAAGTTTGGAGACAAGGTGAAGAGTGATGGTTAAAGATAGAAATAAAGGTCTGCGAGTCCTTGATTATATCGACGAGAATGAAATTTTAGCGCAGTTGTCAGAAGAGGCTTCTGAAGTTGCAAAGGCGGCATTAAAGCTTCGCCGGGCTCGTGATAGAAAAGAACCCTACACCAGTAAGTATTCGTGAAGCGTGGGCTGATTTGAATGAAGAATATGGCGATGTACTCAATTGCCTATATGCGTTGTTTGATGACGACGATGACCGTATTTATGATTTTTTTTTTGAACACGCAAATATTACTGCCGATGAAAAGCGCAAGCGTTGGATTAAGCGCCTGAAGGAACGTAATCAGTTTTAATGGTGGAAGGAGAATAGATGTCAGATAATTTTGTAAATCTTCATGTACATACAGCGCAGGGTTCGTTACTTGACTCTATTCTTACCGTCAAGGAACTTGTAAACTTTGCCAAAGAAAATGGCCAGAAAGCAATCGCGGTTACAGACCACGGAAAAATGCACTCTTTTGTTGACCAAGTTAAGGCTTGCAAGGAAGCAGGTATTAAGCCTATCATCGGCTGTGAAGTCTATGAAGTAGATAATCAGGCAGAGAAAGCCGATACAAAAGACTATAAACAACCTCGTTACCATCTTGTTTTACTAGCAAAGAACGAGACCGGTTTAAAAAATCTATTTAAGATTGTTTCAAATGCTTGCGTTGATGGTATGTATAAAAAGCCTCGAACTTCTTTGAACATTATTGAACAGAACGAGTGGGGTAAAGGTATCATCTGTCTTACAGCCTGTCAAGTTGGTCGAATGAGTAGATTACTTGTTGATGGCAACGAGACTGAAGCATGGCAGTTATGGAACAAACTGGAATGGATCTTTGATGACGTGTTTATGGAAGTACAGTCACATGATACGCCAGATCAAGCTGAGGCCAATGCAAAAATTGCGGCGTTTATTAGGAAATACGACTTGCCGTATACCATTACGACCGATGCTCACATGCTTTCTAAAGAAGATATTGATGCACACTCTGTCTTTGTTGAGATTGGAGAAGGCCGAGAAGTTGGTGAAAGCTACGTTGACTGCTATCTTCAGACTGAAAACGATGTTTTGAGAACGCTATCAAAGCAGTTTGATGAGGACTTTATCAAAAAAGGCTGTGAGATGTCTGTGAAAATCGCAGACATGATTGATGATATCGATATCGGTCTTGGACAGCCGAACCAGATGCCAGAAGTGAAAATTGAGGGAAAATTTGATTCTCATTTTGATTATCTTCGGCACCTTGTATATGCCACTTTTAATAAAAAATTCGGGTGGATGAGTGAAGTGGAACAGCAAACCCGGCGGAATCGTATTGAGATGGAACTGGATGTTTTGAAGTATGTTGATTATATTGACTATTTCATTATGCTGTATATGCTTTGCAAAAAGGCTGATGAACGCAAAATTCCTCGTGGGTACTCTCGTGGTTCTGGCGCAAATTGTCTTTGCCTTTTTATGGAGAATGTTACTCAGATTGACTCTGTTCGTTGGGATCTTGACTTCTCTCGCTTTGCAAACAAAGGTAGAAAGAGCCTGGCCGACTTCGACTTCGATGTCTCTAAACGTCGTCGAAAGGAACTTATTGCTATTGCAGAAGAACTTTTCGGCAAAGAAAATGTTGCTCCTATCGCTACGTTTAACTCTTTGTCTACAAAAGTTGCCATCAAAGATATTGGCAAAGTTCTGAACGAAGACCCAGAAAGCCCGTATTATATGCAGATTCCGTATGAATTACGTAATGAGGTCGCCAAGTTAATTCCGACTGTAAAAACGCTGGATGATCTTGGCGAAGAAGTTGAAAAGGAAGTTCTACTAAAGGATATCCTCGGAAAGAGTGAACAGCTTTCTAATGTATATGACAAGTTTCCTCTATGGTTCAAATACGTTATGCGTCTTGAGGGTCTGCCTAAGAGTATGGGTCGCCATGCTGCCGGTACATTGATTACGCCCAAGCCTGTCATTGAATATTGTCCTCTTTGTATGGACAGAGAAGGCAATCAGATGTGCCAACTTGAGATGCACAATGCCATGGATGATTTGTCGCTGGTCAAGATGGACTTCCTTGGTCTTGAGAATCTGGACATTATTGACGATACGTTAAAGATGGCTGGATTAACATGGGAAGATGTCGATATCAACCATCTTGATCTAAGTGATAAGGCTGTCTATGATACCGTCTACAAGTCGGGCAACACAATTGGCATTTTCCAGATGGAATCTGCAGAAGCACGAAAGATGTGTGTTGAAGCAAAGTGCGATAATGCTGAGGATATCATTGTTGTGAACGCAGCGAATCGTCCTGGTACTAAGGACAGCTTCCCGACGTATTGCTCCAATAAACTTCATCCAGAGACTATCAAACTACTCCATCCTGACATCAAACAGCTTTTTGCTAAGACGCAATACATTCTTCTTTATCAGGAACAGGCACTAGCGGTATTCCGCTATGCAGGATTCCCTGAAACTGAGGTTGACAATGCTCGTCGTGCTATCGGCAAGAAAAAGAAAGATGTTATGGCATCCTTGGAAGTTCAGTTCCGAGATGGTCTTCACAAGAAAGGATGGAATGATTACCAGATTTCTGAGATGTGGGCACTAATCTTGAAGCAGGCTTCTTATTCCTTTAATAGAGGCCACGCAGTTGCGTATGGACTTCTTTCTTACCTGACGGCTTACCTGAAAACTCATTATACTGAGTATTTCATGGCTGCGTGTATGATTACCAAGGAAGACGATTCTGGCAAAATGGGTGTGTTTATCAACGAATGCGACCGTCTACATATTCGTGTCCTTCCTCCAAGTGTCAACAAGTCTGATATGGAATTTAAGGCTGATGCGGAAAAGCACACAATCCTGTTTGGTTTGAAAGCCATTAAGGGAATGGGTGAGAGTGTCGCTTCAGGAGTGATTGCAGACCGTCCATATTCTGGACTGGCAGACTTTGTTCAGAGAGCAAACGGTGGTAAGATTGGAACCTCAAATGTTGTCAAGTTGATTAAGGCTGGCGCTATCCCGACAAAGGATAAGAAAAAAATCTTAATCACTTTTGCAAATATGGTTTTTGAGAATGAGTATAAAGAGAAAGGATTCCATGAGATGGCGTCTCTCCCTAAGATTTCCATTCTTAAAGACGAATACGGCATTGATACGGACTCTGTTAAAGACAAACCAACCAGACTTGCCTTATATAATAAGGTAAGAAGGGAGCGCTGGGAAGCGGGCACATGGAATCGAAAGAAAGAAAAAGACAAAAAGCGGAATGCATTTATGCAGGCGTTTGCTGAAAAGTATATGCAAGACGAGCACATGTGGGAATTTGAAACTCTTTCAATGTTTTTGACTAGCAATCCCATTAAGGATGCTTGCACCTATATTGATGCTGGTCTTGATACTGTAGAGGATGGCGGTAAGGCAACTGCTATTTGTGTCATCGTAGATATCCAAAAAAAGAAGGATAAACGTGGCAACCAGTTTGCGTACTTACATGTTTACACGACAGGTGGTATTGTCGAAATGATTTGTTGGGCATCTCAGTATGCACGATATTCAAGTCTGATTTCAAAGGGTAACGATCTTGCAATCCTTTGCAAGAGAAAAGAAAATTCGTACATTGTTGAGAAGATGAAGCCTTATAAGCAGTGGCTGCATGATAGAGAGATAGCGTAAGAGGGTTATAAAGTGGCAGATAAAAAATTCAATGAAAATATGATCCGTTGCTACATCAGGATAAAACGAGTCTTTTATCCGAAAGATGGGAGGGAGGTGGAGCCCGGCGGCTTCGCCACTTTCTCTGCCGAGGTGGTAAAAGTCAAGCAGGGAAATCCTGTTATGAGTCGATACAGTGACCTCCGGTTAAAGGGCAACGTTCCTAGCCTCGATATGAATAAAACTTATTCGTTCTGTGGTGAGTATGTTCATCATGAAAAGTTTGGTGACCAGTATAAAATCATTTATATGAATGAGTTTCAAGAGATTACTGACCCGGAAGAACAGAAAAGCTTTCTCCATTATATCCTGACCGACCATCAGTTTGAGATACTTTATGAAGCATTCGAAAATCCGTATGAGATTATCAAGAATGGTGATATCAAGTCGCTTTGCACTGTTAGTGGTATTACGGAAGGCAGAGCTCAAAAGATCATTGATACTTATGAAAACAACATTGATAACAGTGATGCGTACACAAAGCTAATTGAGTACGGTCTGACCCCTAGTGCTATTGAAAAGCTTGTCCGTCAATATCATGGTGCAGACACTCTGGTGAGAAAGATTGAAGAGAATCCTTACGTCCTGATTGACGATGTGTATGGCATCGGCTGGAAGAAGGCTGACGCTCTAGCTCTGAATATGGGGTTGAAACACAATTCGCAATTTAGAATTGAAGCTTACGTCATGCACTTTCTTGCTGGCCGTGCCGAAGAAGGCAACTCTATCATCTCGGCAAACCAGACAATCAATAGCTGTATTAAGGAACTTGATTTGAATGAGGGTGACCAAGAAGTCATCAAAAGGGCACTTTTCCATTTGCATGATGCTCGTGAAACGCTTTGGTGGAGCGATGACCGTCAGGAATTTGCTTTAACTAGAGTGTGGAATCTGGAAGATAGTATTGCGAAGGAAATCAAGCGTCTGGCGGATGTTCCTGTTGAGCCGATTGGTCGAAATATGGATGCAGCAATCAATGAGGCCGAGGATGAACTTGGTATCGAGTACACTGAAGAGCAGAGAGATGCTATTAAAAAGGTATGCTCTAGCAACGTCTGTATCTTAACAGGTTACGGCGGATGCCTTGATGCAGAGATGGAGTTCTTTAATGGTATCCAATGGAAAAAAATAAAAGATTATGTTAAGGGCGACAAAGTTCTTCAATATAATGAAAATGGGACTACAACGCTTGTTGAGCCTGAGAAATATGTAAAATTTAAATGTGAATATCTATATCACATGAAAAACAAGTCGGGCAGTATCAATCAACTATTGAGTGCAGAGCATAATGTTGTTTACTTGACCAGCAAAAACAATTTAGCTAAAATCCCAATGTGGGAGTTGTATCAAAGAAATGTTAAACGAAAGTCTGGGTTTAACGGACATTTTATAACAACGTTCAATTATGATGGTCCAGGAATCGATTTGAGCGATGCTGATATTAGACTAATGTGTGCTGTTATTTGCGATGGGTCGTTTTTGAAGGATCATAAATCAGCTTGGTGTAGAGTAAACGTAAAAAAAGAGCGAAAGAAACTTCGCATGAGAAGACTTCTTTTGGAAAGTGGTAGATACTTTGATGAGCATCAGTGGAATCCAAAAGACTTGGAATATTCGAACTTTGTCTTTTATGCTCCAAGAAAAGAAAAAAGATTTACTTCGTATTGGTATAGCTGTAATCATCATCAGCTAGAGGTGATTTGCGATGAGATTCTAAATTGGGACGGTCACGTAAAAGAGGGGAGACGGAAAGATTTTAGTACACTGATTAAAGAAACGGCAGATTTTGTTCAGTTCGCATTTTCTTCTTGTGGTTATCGTTCTGTTGTACATGAATCAAATATTGAACGGCACGGTAGAATGGTCACAGAGTATAATGTTCATATTGTGCAACACTCGAATGGAAAAGTTTCTCTTATGACAAAAGGCAGTAAAAGCGATATTGATATTGTTCGTTCAAGCGATGGATATAAGTATTGTTTTACGGTTCCGTCTCATATGTTTCTGATAAGATATAATGGAAGAATTTGTGTCACAGGCAACACCGGTAAAAGTACCGTTGTCGCTGGTGTTCTAAAGGTCCTTCACGGTAAGTCTTTCGCTCAGACTGCACTCTCTGGACGTGCCGCAGCTCGTATGCAGGAGATTACTGGTCAGGACGGGAAGACCATTCATCGTCTTCTTGGTTATGATATTGAGAATGGTGGTTTCATTCATAACAAGGACAATCCTCTTGAAGAAGATATTATCATTCTGGATGAGACATCTATGGTTGGAGCTCAGTTGTTCTATGACTTGATTCAGGCAATCGAGACCGGAAAGCGATTCATCATGATTGGTGATGACGGACAGCTTGAGAGCATCGGTATGTGTAACATTTTCAAGGATATGCTTGCATCTAAGGTTGTTCCTGTGGCTCGGTTGACTAAGATCCATCGTCAGGCAGCTAAGTCTGCAATTATCACGGAGAGCATCAAGGTTCGCAATGCTACGCAATTGGTGCCTTATGGCTGGGCTGGTAGTGAGATTCGTGGTGAACTTCGTGATTTGGAGCTTGATATCTATAAAGATGCAAGTGAGTCATTCAATCACATCATCAATCAGTACCGTACCTTATATAATAAGGTAGGGAATGATAGTGCGAAGATTCAGATTGTACTTCCACAGAAGCTGCGTGGTAGTATCTGTACTTATGAAGTCAATAATGCTATTCAGGAAATTGTGAATCCGAGTCGTGGTCAAGCAGAAGCAAAGGTCACAATCTATGGTGATGGCAAGGATAGAGTGTATACTCTGCGTGAGGGCGATCAAGTCATTATCAACAAGAACAATTATGAACTTCACACATACAATCTCAAGACAAAGAAAAAGGAAGAGAAGTGTCCGGTGTTCAACGGAAACCGTGGCATTATCCGAAAGATTGAGACTAGTTTTATTCTGGTTGATTTTGACCAATGGGGAACGATCTTCATTCCGCATTACTTTGGTGGGAATAACATCTGGGCAACGCTTGAACTTGCTTATGCTTTAAGTTGTCATAAACTACAGGGCAGTGAGGCTCCGTATGTGATTGTTGGTATGGACAACTCTGCATACCTGATGCTGACGAGAGAATGGCTCTATACGGCCATTACTCGTGCCAAGAAGTATTGTGTGATTTGCGCCGAAACTCATGCTCTTGATCGGGCTGTAAAGACTTCGAGGGTGCCATACAAGCGGACGTTCTTGAAGGAATTTTTACGGAAAGAATTTTCAGAAAAGCATTGACAATTATATTCGTATCCTGTATAATATAGTTATAAAAAGTCTCCATCCCGTAGGCTTAAAATTCTCTCTTTAGATGCATAACACAGGATACGAGAAAGAGAAGGCTTGCTCGTAACGACAAGCCTTTCTTTATTAGCTATAACTATATAACACAGGATACACAAGGAGGCTTTATGACAGATAAAGAGCTCATAGGTAAGCTTGATGCGATGGTTAAGGCATTGCAGAAAGCAAAGAAAAAGACGGACAAGACCCGCATTTTGCTGGATGCACGTAAGGATTTTGGAGATGAAGCTGATGAGTTAATGGCATTCTTCCGATTCCTGCTTGACCCGGCAATTGTTACTGGCCTGTCTAATGCAAAGATCAATAAGAAGGTAACCGCAAGGCCGGATTTCGATGTTCAGTATCTCAGCTGCGGATACCTTTATATTATGGGTGCTAGTCACAATACAGGCTCTGATACATCCATCGCAACAATCCAGAATTATTTACATAAAAATCCTGAATACGAAGAGTTTCTGAAACGACTGTTCACTAAGAACCTGCCGATCGGAGTCGAGGCAGCTACCATCAATAAGGTGTACGGCGAAGAGATTGTTCCTGTCTGGGAGGTACAGCAGGGATATCCGATTGACAAGGTTAAACTGAAGCGGGATGAAATGATTTTTGTATCGCGCAAATTAAATGGAGTGCGCGGCACCTTTATCAATGGTCAGTTCATTTCCAGACAGGCGCAAAAGTTTACTGGACTTGACCACATTATCAACGATATTAAAAATACTGGCTATTTTGGTTATGTATTTGATGGAGAGTTAATTCGTAAGAATGTCGATGGTCTGTCAGATAACAAAAATTTCGTTGTTGGGACAGGCATTATTAACAGCGATTCTACAGATAAGAGCTGCATCAAGTTCGTAATTTTCGATATGGTTCTACAGAGACAGTTTGAAAATGACGAATGTGTTGAACGGTATTCAGTTCGTAAACAGCGGCTTCTTGAGCTGAAAGAGAAAATCAAGCAGCACAATCTTCAAAACATTGAAGTTGTCGAGATGGTCTACGAAGGAACCGACTATTCACAGATTGCTAAATGGCTTGATTACGCTCTTGCAAATGACTGGGAAGGACTTGTCTGTAACAGAGATGTCCCTTACCGCCGGGCACGACATAATGGATGCCTGAAAGTAAAACGTTTTTATACTGTTGACCTGCGAATCATCGCGATTGAGGAAGGTCAGAACCGTCTGGCTGGCACGACGGGAGCTCTCGTTGTGGACTACAAGGGTAATGAGCTACGCATTGGCTCTGGCTTTGATGACGCTACGAGAGCTACTGTGTGGGCGAATCCTGATGACTACATTGGCAAGATTGTTGAGTGTAAATACAAAGAGGTCAGCTGTGACAAGAAAACTGGCGCTGAGTCCCTGCAATTCCCGACCTTTGTAAGATTTAGAGATGACAAGAACGAGGTGTCTTATGCCTAAAAACAAGTTAAAAGATTCCTTTTATTGGATGGGTGGAAACGATAAGAATGAAGTAAGCTACGGCTAAGGAGAGGATTATGAAAACTTATTACGCAGTAACCGAAGGTAAATATTCAAATTATCGAATTATTACTATTACTGAAGATAAAGAAAAAGCGGGAAGAATCGCTGCAGCTTACGACGGTGATGTCGAAGAGTACGAGGATTGTATTATAAATCCGATTGGCGTTTGGAAGGTTTATCACTACGAAAAAAATAGAGACTGGCTCGTAATCCGTTCCCATAGAGATGTTGAAGATATTAAAGACAAAGAATGGGAACCTAATTATTTTGATTCGGCTCCTTACGATAAGGAAATGGTATGGACTATTTATGTAACCGCTGAGAATAGAGAGCTTGCCCAAAAGATTGCTTATGATAAGTATGCTCAGTGGAAAGCTGAACGGGAGGGCTGGCATGAATCTTTCCAAGAAGTCTATTAAACACATTCTTCGGATTCTGGATAACAAATGTGTTGAGAATCCATCCAAAACCACAACAATTAGCTTCAGCGGCAATCGAATTCCAACTCGTGAATTCACGCCTAAGAATAAAGAAGCGTATGGATGGTGGACTATTGTTTACGCTCCATCCGAAGGTTACTTTTGGGGAATCAAGAATGAAATGTCTAAGGAGTTTGGGATGGATTTGGATAGTCCAGATATCAATTCTCCTGCACAGCTTGCAGATTTGTGAGGTTTTACAATGTTTATTTTAACACAGAATCAAACCGGAGTTGTTGACACCGGTAAATGTTTTGGAATCCATATTGTAGATGAATCAGCAGTAATCAGAGCGTATACCTTTGATGAAGATGGATGGATGAGACTTGGTAAATATAAAACAGTAGAACGAGCAAAAGAAGTAATCCAAGAAATTAATACTGCTCTTTGTGAGAGCCGTGTTAGTTTCGATATGCCGGAGGACTAAAATGCTACTTTTAACGCAAGGTGGAGAAATTATAAATCTTGACCGCATGGCAATCATTGATGCCGCAAACCTTAATGTTTACGCAAGGCAAGGTATGGGAGAACGCGGAATTGTTCTTGGTAGTTATAATACTGCGTCAAGATGCTACGAGATTATCGGAAACATTTTTGACGACTATTGTTGTGATGAGAGGATTTTTAAAATGCCGGAGGAATAAATGAACGACTTCCGAAAACTAGCCATCCCAAAGAAAGAACGACTTGAAGTTCAACTTATGGATGGTACAGAAGAACACAATATCATTTACGTGATTACATCTCTAGCCACTATTAAAGGTGCTGAGATTTTTAAAAATTTTCGTTTGTATTCTGTAGGCTCCGCCGGGGAGCTCAACTTATTAGAGAAGCGAGACGGCGATCCCTACTTTGATAAGCTGAAAGGAACAGAATATGAGTAATTCGATGAATCGAGAAGACCGGCGCAGAGAGCAGCGTAAAGCACGAATCCTTGCCAGGCGAATCAAGAAGGCTGGTGGGCCCGATTTTCTTGCTGGAATGCCAGTTGAAGAGTGGGAACCAAAGATTGGTGATGAGGTCACTATTAAGGTAAAGAGGATTCAGGGTAAGAAAGATTTCTTTAAGATGAGTCCTCAGTATCAGGACTTTATCAATAGCCTTGAAGACAGAAAGCCTTACAAAATCACCAGTACCGGTATGAAGGGTCAGGTTTACGGCATTGACGCACATCCTTATTTTCAGATTTGGAAGGGTGATATGGAACCCTACAAGGAGCTCTAATGAGGATGTACTTCAGAACGGACTATAAAGAGTGGGGCCCGGCAGAAGCCACTTTGCAGAAAGGACACTGGTATAAGGTTCTTTGTGATGCTGGCGACTTCTACATAATTGACAACAGACCAGAAAGTAACAAGTGCGGTCTGCGGCTAGGAGAAATATCGTTTGTTGATAAAGAAGATCTCGAAGATGACATCTATGTCGTGACCGGAAAGAGTGAAGAATTTGAGGAAGGAGGTGGGGCGATATGATTGGTATTGACCATCGTGAGCAGGGTCGTAAGGAACGAGCCCTTGCAGAGTATTATAGAATCTTAGCTCGATATCCCACTGAATGTGGAGATCCGATTACATATCAGTTGTCAGAAGAGCAGCTTAAACAGGTTCTCTGTGGAGAGGTTACTGTGGATGAGTTGATTGAAAGAGGTGAGGTAAATGAGAGACAGGATTAAGATGTGGATCGCTTTCATTAAGATTTTTAAGGATTATCTTATTGCGGTCGGAATCATGATTGCGTTGTGGCTATTATCTTGTCTTATCAAATATTGGATTTCAGTATCAAGCTTCCCAGATTGGTTTAAGTTTGCACTTCTAAAGTAAAGGAGGATTAAATGGTAACCGATATTCTTAATAGAGAAATTCATATTGGCGACACAGTTCTTAGAGCTAGAACTCGAAAAGGTCGCGGAGTTCTTTGGAGCATTCATAAAGTTGTCTCCATTATGAACGTAATGATTAAAGTTCAAGATGGAAAGTACACTTTAAATGTCGCACCTAAAAATTGCATCGTAATTGGTGAGAACGACATTCCTGAAAACTGGCAGGACGAATATTAAGGAGAGTTGAATGACTGTTGATTTGATTGCGTACACACAGCGAGTTGTTCCTACAAATGATAAGAATCCTTTAGATATTGTAGAGGAAGCTGCGAGTATTTGTTATGATTCTTCAATGACTGACGATTATAAGATTGCTAAGGGATGTAAGGCCAGCGGTCATTATTCTGTGCTTGAACACATCAACTTTACGTTCTATGTCAAAGATGTGAGTCGCGCACTTCTGGCACAGATTAGTCGTCATCGACATATTAGCATGAGCTGCCGCAGCCAGCGTTATTGCAGCGAGGATGGATTCAAGTATGTAAATCCGTTTACCGGTGAAGATGCTGATGTTTTCGATAATATGATGTCGGACATTGATACCGATTATCAGATTCTCAAGAAGTATCATAATGCCAAAAACGAAGACGCTCGTGCAGTTCTGCCAAATGCTTGCTGTACAGAATTCTACATCACGATGAACGCTCGTGCTTTGATTGAGATGAGTCATCTTCGACTTTGTTCTAGGGCTCAAAAAGAAATCCGCGAGATGTTCACAGAAATGAAGAAGGAAGTTGCACAGGTTTGTCCTGAAGTAGCAAACTGGATGGTTCCTTCCTGTGAGGCTAATCCGAAGTATCCGTTCTGTCCAGAAGGTCGTGGCTGCTGTGGCCGTCATCCTCGGTTGGCAGATGTTTATAAGCCTATTGAAAAAAACAAGGAGGTTATTGATGCAAACACTTGACGAAATCAAGAAGAACGTCGAGCACCCGTCTTATTACGGCGGTGCAGACAATCCCTATGAGGCAATCAAAGTGCTACGGGAGTGGCAGTTAGACAAGGATGCTTATCTTTGGAATGTTGGTAAGTATCTGAGCCGGGCAGGTCACAAAGATGGCAATTCTCAGCTTCAAGATTTGACGAAGGCACGTTGGTATTTGGACTATAAAATCCGGCTTTTAGAGGAACAGCAGAAGGTTGCTGAAAGTGTCGTAGATACGCTCAAGAAAGTCCCTAACGAGGTAACTGATAAGCTGACTACGATGTCGGATTACATTCCTCGTCATGCAAAGCCCGACTATACGGATGATTTGGTTTTCTGTCCAGAAATCCATGCTCCAAACATCGAAACTGCCGTGGTCCCTGATTGTGCCGATGAGGTCAAGTTTTAAGAGGTTTACATAAATGAGAATGAGATACAACTGGGAAGAACCATTTGCGGCATTTGCCCTGTTTGTTACAATGTTGATTTTTGGCTTTGCCAAATTTGTTTTAAGATAATCAAGGAGAAAAATACATGAATATGATGTTTATTGCAATTCCTGTCGTTGTTGTCTTTCTGATCGCCTTTGCATTTACTTGCTATAAGAAGGCTCCTCCTACTCAGGCAATCGTCGTAACAGGTTTTGGACTGTCTAAGCCGAAAGTTATCTGTGGTCGTGGCGTGTTCGTCCTTCCGGTTATTCAGCGAGCTGACCGTCTGAATATGCGATTGCTCAAGATTGATGTCAAGACTCCTGAAACCGGTGTAAAGACTAAAGAGGGTGTTTCTCTGTGGCTGGACTCTGTTGTTACTGTTCAGGTTTACTCTGAGAACTCTACTGTAACTGATGATGAGATTAAGAGTGCCGGTTGTGAGGATGCAAAGACTTATATTAGTGCTCGTCAGCAGGCTGCTATTTCCAACTTCCTTGGCATGAGTGAAGATGGCATTAACGAAAAGATCAACGATGTCCTTCAGGGCAATCTGCGAGAGATTGTTTCTGAGATGACTGTCAATGATATCCTGACCAATCGTAAACAGATGGCAATTTCCGTTGTTGAGAATGCTCGTCCTGATTTAGCAAAGATGGGTCTGGAAGTTGTTACTTTCAATGTTCAGGATATTAAGGATGCTATTGATGCTCAGGGTCATAATCATGGTGTCATTGAGGCAATTGGTGTTCAGCAGGAAGAGCTGGTGAAGAAACAGGCAGAGATTGCTAAGGCCGAAGCCGCTCGTGATATTGCTCGTGCTAAGGCGGATACTGCTCGTGAATCAAATGAAAAGGAAATTGAATCCAAGACCGCTATTGCACAGCGCAACAATGAGTATCTTCTGACTCAGGCCGCTCTGAAGGCGGAGGCTGATAAGGCAAATGCTGATGCAGAAGCTGCTGGTGAGATTCAAATGAATCTGCGTGATAAGGAAATTAAGGAAGCTGAAGCTGACGCAGCTATTGCAAAGCAGAAGAAGATGGTTGAGTTGGCCGCTCAGGAAGCAGAAGTTCGTCAGCAAAAGCTGGATGCGGAGATTCGCAAGCAGGCAGACGCCGACCTGTATAAGCGTCAGAAGGAAGCTGAAGCAAAGAAGTACGAAGCAGAGCGTTCTGCAGAATCCGCAAAGTTCGCTAAGGAACAGGAGGCAGAAGGCATCCGTATGGTTGGCATGGCGGAAGCTGAGGCCATCAGGCAGAAGGGTCTTGCTGAAGCAGAAGCTATGCTGAAGAAGGCCGAAGCTTACAAGCAGTACAATGGTGCGGCTATGGGTGAAATGATCATTAAGATTCTTCCTAGCATTGCAGCTGAGGTTGCAAAGCCGCTGGCGTCCATTGACAAGGTTTCCATCATTGGCAGTAACGCAAATGGTGTTTCTGAGATTTCCGGCAATGTCCCAGCAGTCATGGCTCAGACTTTTGAGGCCGTTCGTGAAGCAACTGGCATTGATATGAAGGAAATTGTCCGTGCCAACAGTTACGATGCAAAGGTCACTAAGAATGTGAACCTTGTAAGCGATTCGACGATTGTTTCTGAAAAGAACGATGCGCAGGATGCTGAGTAAGAGGTGATTACATGGAATATGTGATTAAACGCGATGGAACGGAAGTCCCTTTTGATAAAAGTAAGATTGTGAATGCAGTCGAGAAGGCGATGACCTGTACACCGGGTAGTATCGACGCTCGTGTGTCGAATGCGATTGCTGACTATATCGCAGACATGCCGGGCATTCTTTCTGTTGAGCAGATTCAGGATATCGTAGTGGACAGTCTAGCAAATAGCCCGTTTATTGACGTTGCAAATGCATATAGTCAGTGGCGGCAGTATCGTCAGGAAATTCGAGATAAAGAGAAAACCAACGCAAGTATTCTTGAAATTCTTGATGCCCAGAACGACGCAATCAATCAGGAAAACAGTAATAAGAACGCAACCATCAATAGCACGCAACGTGATTACATGGCCGGAGAGGTATCTAAGGAACTAACTGACAGACTTCTACTTCCAAAGGATATCCGAGATGCACACAAAAGTGGTTTAATTCATGTGCATGATAAAGATTATTTTGTGATGCACTGCCATAATTGCGATCTGGTCAATCTTGAAGATATGCTCCAGAACGGCACCGTCATCTCCGGCACCTATATTGAAAAACCTCACAGCTTTTCCACCGCCTGCAACATTGCCACCCAGATCATTGCACAGGTAGCTTCGATGCAATTTGGAGGTCAGAGTATTACACTTTCACATCTGGCTCCATTCGTAGATGTTTCCCGCAAGAAGATCACAAGTGAAGTACACCAAGAATTTTACGAGATGGTTCAGAATAATGAAATCGATAAGATGCCGGAGTCTGAAACTATCAATCGAATTGTAGAAGATCGTTTACATAAAGAAATTGCTCGTGGCGTGCAGACCATCCAGTATCAGGTTGTCACTTTGATGACGACAAACGGCCAGGCCCCTTTTATCACCGTGTTTATGTACCTCGATGAAGTTCCAGAAGGTCAAACTCGTGATGATTTGGCTCTAATTGTTGAAGAAGTGTTAAAACAGCGCATTCAGGGTGTAAAGAATGAAGTTGGTGTATGGGTCACTCCGGCCTTCCCAAAGCTCATTTATGCTCTTGATGAGGATAACATTCATTCTGATTCTAAGTATTATTACCTGACTGAGCTGGCAGCTAAGTGTACTGCCAAGCGAATGGTTCCTGATTATATTTCCGCAAAGGTTATGAAGGAGCTTAAAGGCGGTGTGTGGCCTAGCATGGGCTGTAGATCCTTCCTTACTCCTGACCGCACCACTGAGAACGTAGCTAGTGCCAAGAATTGGGTTAAGGGGCATAAGTATTATGGCCGCTTCAATCAGGGCGTCGTGACCATCAATCTGGTGGACGTGGCTTGCAGTTCAGAAGGGGACAAGGATAAATTCTGGAAAATCTTCGATGAACGACTCGAATTGTGTCATCGAGCTCTACAGATTCGTCACAAGCGTCTACTCGGCACTTCTTCTGATATGGCCCCTATCCTGTGGCAGTACGGTGCATTAGCTCGTCTAAAGAAGGGCGAGAAGATCGACAAGTTGCTCTTCGGCGGCTACTCCACCATCAGCCTGGGTTATGCCGGTCTGTATGAGTGTGTGAAGTATATGACCGGCAAGAGCCACACCGATCCTGATGCTAAACCTTTTGCTCTCGAAATTATGCGGCACATGAATGATAAGTGTAACGAGTGGAAGGCCGCTGAAAACATCGATTACTCTCTGTATGGTACTCCTTTGGAGTCCACTACATATGAATTTGCACGTTGCTTGCAGAAGCGGTTTGGTATGATTCCAGATATTACTGACCATGACTACGTAACAAATTCTTATCATGTCGTTGTCCGTGAACATATCGATGCTTTCACTAAGCTAAAGTTTGAGAGCGAGTTCCAGAAGCTTTCTCCAGGAGGGGCGATTAGCTATATCGAGGTGCCAAATCTGCAGCAGAACATTCCTGCGGTGCTTAGTGTTATGCAGTTCATTTACGACAACATCATGTATGCGGAGCTGAACACCAAGTCCGACTACTGCCAGTGCTGCGGCTACGACGGCGAAATTAAAATTGTAGAAGATGAGAAAAACCACAAGCTTATATGGGAGTGCCCGAATTGTGGTAATCGTGACCAGAACAAAATGAATGTCGTAAGACGTACTTGTGGTTACCTGGGAACCAATTTTTGGAATCAGGGGCGCACTCAGGAAATTCGAGATCGAGTGGTTCATTTGAGCGACAATTAAATAATGTATAAGCGGTGGGTTGGTGGGGTTATATAAAATGAAAATTTTAGCGTAAATGTGTTAATAAAATATAACGTGTTATCGTTAGAAATAGAGGTGATAAATTGAACGCATGGAAAAATTTCTTTAAGGCACTTGGTTTTTTTCTGGGAATCGTTCTGATTCTGGCAGCTACATATTTTACCTCGTGGATTATCACGATTGGTATTATTTGGCTGATTTTTAAGCTGCTGAATATCACTTTTACCGTTAAAGTGGCGACAGGCATCTGGCTGGCTCTAGTTTTTCTGGAACGATTCATTAAGGGTAGCCGAGGTAAGTAAATAAACAAGCAGGGTGGGTGTGGTGGCATGAAAACATGGATGTGGAACGTATACGTCAGTTGATTCTCGAAATTATTCGAGTCATACAACAAGCGAACAATATTAGTCAAAATGAAATGGAAGATATTATTTCTGATGTTGAGTTTGATTTTTATAACGGTCGATAAAGAAAGGAGTCTTATGGATTATTGGTCTGTTGAAGTAATGTACTACGATGATGGGAATCAGGCATTCAATACATATATGGTAAAGGCGCAGGATCAGAATGATGCTATAAACAAGGCGCATTATCGCTTTGAAAAGGCTCATCCTAACATGAGCTGTATGATTCAGAGCATTGAAAAGGCAGGTGGCTGAGATGGACTTCAAATGTAAGTGTGGCAGTGAATCCTTCTTTATCCAGAGTAAAGGTAGCCAGATTGGTCTGTATTGCTCTGCTTGTGGTAAGTGGCAGAAATGGCTCACCAAGAATGAAGTGAAACAGTTTGAGTACGAGACGAATATGTTGGATTCGAAAGAAAACAATCCTGATGATGATTTTTATAAAAAATTCGCCTTAACTCCATGGGGCTGCCTACACTGTGCTTTTAGAGATTTTGGACTAGATCTTCCTGAAATTCCTGGTAAGATGGCTGATGCCATTATGGAAGATTTCTTCGAGACTATGGAAAGGGCTGATATTATTGAGAAGAAGGAGTAAAGATGATTAAGTTCTTGAAACGTCTACTCCGTTGGTTCCTTCCAGAATGCAGTAGATGTGGTGGAATAATGCTTTATGATGATAACCACAGCTTGCACGATAAATGGCACTTTGTCTGTGATACCTGCGGTCGTGAAAAGTGGGGTAATTTATGAGTGTTGAGTCAAAATGTTACTTTAATATTGAGCATCTATTTAACCCATCATACAAGGAAATGCTCATTATCGAAACCGACAATTGGGCGTCTTGCGAGATTGTAAATGAAAACACTTATTATGAAGTGGAGAGTACAATAAGATATAATCGATGCAATAATAATCCATATGAAATAAAATATATTGAAGGAAAAAAGATAAATGGAATTCCGTTGAAAAATCTTTGGATGGAAGTTCATTCACGATAAAAGTGCCGTTCTAGGAGGCGACTGTATGGAAAAGAAATATGTGAAAATCTTTAAATGCCGTGGATGTGGTCGCGATGTCATTAAACATGATGTAGATCTATCTGTTACTGAACAATGGAGTCTTTCTGAAATATTTGAAGACAAATATAAAGTGGCAGAAGAATCTGGTGGATCTAGGCTTTCTGGACAAAATAAATTCTTGCTCCACAGATGTGATCCAGAAAAGCTTTGTGTTTGTGATTTTATTGGATGGAAAGAAATCGAGGCTGAACATGATTAACAATCCTTTTGTAGAGGAAGGCATTATCGCTTGCCAGTATTGTGGCAGCGGCGAGTATCTTTATAACGAAGATGGAAACCGAAATAGCTACTGCGGTCAGTGTGGAACTCGAATTGACTGGCCGGAGGTAAAACTTACGGATTGGAATGTCCCGACGATAAATCTTCCGAAGCCTTGTAGCATAGTCATGGCAAAATACAAAGAACGAGAAGTTAGAGTGTGGTATTCAATGAAAGGAAATTGGATGCCAGACAAGGGGCTTACTTATTTAAAAGTGCCTGATGTATGGCGGTATTTAAAGGAGAATGAACGTGAAGAAAGTGATCCTTGAACTTCTGGTTGATGATATCGATAAAGAAAATATTAAGTCCATTGAAGATGATGTTCGTATGGAACTTTCCAATTGTTATCATAGCATCGAGATTTCATCCTATAAGGAAGTTGATTATGATCCACGGTGGATTCGAGTAAAAGATAGAGAACCAGTGGTAAATAATAAACTTTGTTCTGATAATGTCTACATCAGATACGGTAATGATGGACCATCAGAAATTGGTTTTATGGGCTGGAACACTCAATGGTACGATTTAAATTGCGATGTTATCGACAAGCCTGATTATTGGCGATGCATGTGACAGGGGATGAAAACAATCCTGATTTCAGTTAAATTTAATCAACGAGGTATCGCAATAAGTTTTTGGCGATTTTTAATAGAATTCCGCTTTTAACAGAAAGGAAAGGTATGTTTAAAATTTTTAAAAATACTGCCGTATGCGTACTTCTAGCAGCGATTATACTGACTGGATGCAGTACAAGGGTGAAAGACTCAGTAGGGAATGTAACTGTAGCGAATGACTGGTTCTATCGTATCGGTGACACTCCTATGGTGTACGACAAGGATACACACATCATGTATTATTTGTTCGGAAAAGGTGCAGGCTACACAGGCTACGGCTATATGTCTCCTTATTATAATAAGCACGGTCAGATGTGCTACTACGTTGATGGTCAGATTATTCCTATCGAGGAGGTGCTAATCGATGTGGATTGATTTTACGATTGCTGTCTTAGCAACTCTAATTATGATGGGCTGTTGCATCCGATGTGAGCAGCTTATCGTTGAAGTGTCCAAGGCAAGTTTTGATGACGAAAGAACACAGAAGTTCTTTTGTGGAGTTGTGAACGTTGCCATTGTCGTGTTTGCAGCATTACAGACGTTTAAGCATTGAGGTGGTTCAAGATGGCGAAATATATTCCTGAAAACGCTCAATGGGCGGATATCACTCCTTTACTAGACGAAATTGACAGTGGCTTGAAGCACATGCGCTTTTATGACGAACGAGATGACTATTCCGATTTCCTAGCAGAAGAACGCGAAGACCTATTAGGGCTTCCGAAAGCAGAATCTAATACAGTTCGTGCTATTGCACACTGGGATCACTGGCCGTGCGATGACGAAGAAGACTCTGTATATCATTGTTCTAATTGCAACGAACAGTTTTACGAAGATTTTTTCTATCCGCGCGAGACACCTTGTATCGGCTCTGAGAAATACAAGCCTTTTAAGTATTGTCCCTATTGTGGGGCAAAAATGGAGGGCATTAAATGAACTACGCTAAAATTGTTCCCTGTGATATAGCAAATGGCGAAGGGGTGCGCGTCACACTTTTCGTGCAGGGTTGTGATCATCATTGTCCCGGCTGTCAGAATCCTACTACATGGAACGCGGCCGCTGGTATTCCATTTGTCGAAGATACAATGCAAGAACTGCTAGATCTGCTTCGTCCAAATTACATTCGCGGTTTGACATTCAGCGGGGGAGACCCATTATTTGTTCAGAATCGCCTCATCGTCGGTTATATCTGTGCGCGTGTCCGCAAAGAATTTGGCGACGCCAAAGATATCTGGATGTGGACTGGCTACGAGTGGGACGATATCAAAGATTGGAATCACCTGAAGTATGTGGACGTTCTGGTGGATGGTCCATATATCGAAGCCCAGCGCGATATTTCATTGCCGTGGGCTGGCAGCCGCAATCAAAGAGTGATCGATGTCAAACAGAGTATGAAAAAGAATGAAATTGTATTGTGGAAGGAGAACTAATATGAATCCTATCGTAAAAGTAAACAAGATTTATCCTGATGCACACATTCCGACTTATGGCACTGAGAAGGCCGCTTGTGCTGATGTTTATGCGTATATCCCGGCGGATCAGGCCGACCTGTTCGACAGTCAGGGGAACCCTATTATCTATCTTCCGCCTCACTCCACTCGTATGATTGGTACTGGTCTGCGTTTTGCTCCTCCTGAAGGCTGGGCTATCCTCGGATTTGCCCGCAGTGGTTTGGCTACTAAGAAAGGTCTGGCTCCTGCAAACAAAGCTTGTGTTATCGATGAAGACTATCGCGGCCAAGCATTTGTTCCGCTCCACAATCACTCTGATACGTCCCAGGAAATTGTACATGGTGACCGTATCGCACAGTTTATGTTCGTTCCGTATTATCAAGCGCAGTTTGATATGGTCGATGAACTGGATGAAACCGAGCGTGGGTGTGGAGGCTTTGGTTCTACTGGAAAGTAAAATTTTGGAGGGCTGTTTTATGAGATTCGCTTTTGGTTATACAATTGTGGACCCTCTTAGAGAAAGACGTGTCAAATATTACGATGAAAATGGTATCTATGACGAATCAGTACAAAGTGATGACGAATTGATTGTCATTGGGGAGAAGCTAAGAAATGGTGGTTATAGATACAACGAAGAACTTGGGAAAGCAGAGACAGCTATATTCGAGACAGAACCAAACAATCCGCAATATAAAGAAGTCCTTGCAAGATTAAATTGTGTTCGTGACAAATACGGTATCAAACACTGGAATGAAAAGGAGCGGGTGATGCAAAATGTTCTGGAATAAATCAGAGGAAAATCAGCTGGTTGAAGTCGAAGAAGAACCTGTTGTTGTAAAAGCAAAAGACCTTAAACTCCCATATACATCGAGGTCTGTTACTGTGTATTACATCATGGAAAACGGCGATAAGTTTAGCGATACTTATCAACGATCTCTGTTTAGTTATTTGGATGCGAAGACAGCTTGGGATGCGAAAGAGAAGCTTGACGAAGACATTTACAATGCTATCGATCGCGCAAACAATATGATCAAAGCTGCGTTTAACGGCAATCCTAAATATATGAACTTTAATGAAAGATATATCAGAGCTGAATATTGTGTTTCTGTGGAAATTTATACTGGAGACAATAGCTGGTATGTTAAAGACGAATCAGAAAGACGACCCGATGACGGATGGCCGTGGAAACCAGATAAGGAGTAAATCAATGAACGATTTGATCCAAATGCCGAAAGGCAATTATATTATGAAGAGCGCAGTTCACGTTAATACTGGCGTGCCACGCACTGATGGATGGTACCCTGAGTGGGTTGGTATGACGATGCAGTTTCGGCCACTTGAACTTGGTTGGATTGCTCAGTTTCGATATGTAAAAGATAACAAAGGAAACCCGTATGGCGGTGGAATGCATACTTCTCCAGTAGTTGCCGTTGATATTGCAACCGATGAAAGTTTCGTAGAAATCACGACCAAACACACAGTTTTTACCTTTGAAAAAGTAACGTAAACATTCGGTAGTGGTGGGTGGGGAGGGACACAAAAAAATATTATGGCGTTTGATAAAAATTATATGTTCCTTGACGATGCGATTACACTTGCAGAAAAATATTATGACAAGAAAACCTTAGAGCATGCAAGACGAGTATTCTATTATGTTGTCATGAACGAGGCAATCCCGGATCGGTTAAGAAATGATTGTCAATGTCTAGCGTTTATGCACGATTTGATTGAAGATACTGAGTATGATCCTGCTCCCGGCGATCTACCTCCGAATTTTCACAAAGCACTTTTGAAACTTACAAAGCCAAAAGGAATGGGTTACGATGAGTATTGCGACATTATCAAACTATCTGCAAAACCTGATTGGGGCAAATGTGCTTGGTTTGTCAAGCTGGCCGACATGAAAGATCATCTGTCACAGGTGGATACACTGACGCCACGGTTGAAGGAAAAATATCTGAGCGGATTGAGGTACTTGTTATGACTGAAGAATATGTAAAAATTTATTGTGACCGTTGTGGGGAAGAAGCACTTGTTAGAAAGGCACGTTTCCCAGACTGTATCGTGGGCTGCTGTATTTCCGACTCTAAAAGATGGAGCTTAAAAGATAAAGGTGCGATTTCAGATTTATGCCCGCAGTGCCGATGCGAATACGAAAAGATGCTCCATAAATTCTATTGTGAAGGAGTGAAGCGTAATGGTTGAAGAATTAGGGTTTTATAATGTGCGAAAATAATATTTATATACAAAGAGCAAAAGCTACAGCAAAAACAAAACCACTTGTAGATGACATCGTTAAAACACTATCTTCAGAGGAACAGCGGATGCTTGGTGTTTACAATGACGAATATCTAACAATTCCAGCAGGAGAACATGTTATAAAAAGATTCTTGAAAATTAGTAACGATACTCCTGTCGCGTTTTTTGACCTGTTTGAAGAATGTTCATATATAGATGTAGCGGTTGCAACAAGAAACGATAAAAACTATCGAGGACATGGATACGCTTTGAATCTTGCACAATCGGCAATTAAATGGTATACAGCTCATAGATCCGATTTTGATAATAAACCATTGTTGTGGATAACTCGAAAAGATAATGTGGCATCAAATCAATTGGCCTTAAAAATTGGGATGCACCCAGACAATATTTACAATAAGTCTGACGAAGTTTGGAATTGCTACAGATACTCGTAATTTCATAAGAACTTGGATTCTTATAAAGGAGGGTTACAATGATTATTGACTGCAAATCTATCGCACAAGATATCAAAAATAAAATCAAGAATATCATCGCAGAAGATGACTATGCTCCTATTTTACATATTTATCAAGTAGGGGATAATCCGGCATCCAACGCTTATATTCGTGGCAAGCTGCGTGACTGTGAAGAGGTTGGAATCGAAGCGGAGCTTATCAAGCTGCCAGAAAATATTACCGAAGATGAATTGAACAACAAGATCTTAGAAGATTATAATTGGGAATATGTGGACGGTATCATTGTTCAGCTTCCGTTGCCAAAACATATCGACCCTAAAAATATTTGTATTCCAGATGAACTTGACGTTGATGGCTTTAATTCTACATCTAAATTTCAGCCCTGCACTCCACTGGGCGTTATGAAGATTTTTGACTCCATCGGTTACGATCTGGATGGCAAGAATGTACTCGTATGCGGTCAATCTGACATTGTTGGTCGTCCGCTGGTTGATATGCTGATTAAGCGGCACTGTAATGTGATTTCTGTGAACAGCACGGGTTCCGCTATGAAGGCCACTGCTCTTGGATTTGAAATGGTCGATGTGATTATCTCTGCTGTGGGTAAGCGCAATTTTATCACACCGTTTGGTCTTGATCGGGTTGAAGTCTGCATCGATGTTGGCATCAACTATGACGAGAACGGAAAGCAACACGGCGACTGTGCCGATGATATTTATGAGATGGAAGATATCAAAGTGACCCCTCGTATCGGCGGAGTTGGCCTTATGACACGTGCCATGCTCTTATATAATGTGTGTGTGGCGAGGTATGGGGAAGAGAAGATGGAAGAGGTGATTGAATGAAGGAAGTCCCAATTTGGGAAAAGACGACCCTGACAATCGAAGAAGCAGCGGCGTATTCTAATATCGGTCAATGCAAGATACGAGAGCTCCTTCAAGAGAAAAACTGTCCGTTTGTAATATTTGTGGGCAGAAAACAGCTGATAAAGCGAAAAGCCTTTGAAAAATACATAGAACAGGCATATTCCGTTTGAAACTTCGGCTTCAGTGTGATATAATCGAAATGTCACATTGGAGCTCTTTATATAATGTAAGGAGCTTATTATGGAAAGAAGAAAAGATAACAAAGGAAAAGTTCTAAAAGAAGGTGAGAGTCAGCGAAAGGATGGGCTGTATCAATATCGATGGACAGATCGAGCAGGGAAGAGACACACAGTATACGCTGGTAGTCTAAAAGAACTAAGAGACAAAAAAGAGAATATTGCAGAACTCAACAAAAGAAATATTGACTTAGCTGCCACATCTATAACTGTCATGGAACTTGCAAAAAGGTATTCGGACGTTCATAAATTATCACTGAAAACAACTTCGACAAAAAATATAGATACTTTTATATCCATGCTTGAAGACGAACCGTTTTCTAATAAATCTATCGCGTCTGTTACTACAAGTGACGCTAAGTTATTTATGAAAGGATTATATGAAAGCGGGTATTGTTATGGAACGCTAAGTAATTTCAAGGGGTTTTTAAGACCAGCGTTTGAACTTGCATGCGATGATAGATTGATAGCAAGAAACCCATTTGGCTTTACATTAGCTAAAATTATTCCAAAAGAAGAAAAATCAAAGACTATATTGTCAGAGGACCAGTACAATAATCTGATTGAGTTTTGTAAGTCTTATAAACATTTTTATCAATACGTTGATGAACTTATCATTTTATATGAAACTGGTCTTCGTGTAAGTGAATTTTGTGGATTAACTTTAAATGATGTTGACTTTAGAAACAACACAATTAGTGTTACTCATCAGCTGGTGTACTTAAAAGGAAAAAGATTTATTCAGTCACCAAAGACCAAAAAAGGAACTCGAATCGTTCCATTGTCAGCTAAAGCAAAAGCCGCGTTTGAGCATTTAATAAAAATGCGACCACCGCTGACAACAGAACCTGTCATAGATGGATACAGCGGATTCTTTCAAGTGACTTCGCGACATAATCCAAGAATCGCCCCTGATATTGCCCTGAGTATAAAAAGAATAATAAGAGAGTACAACAAAACCCATCCACAAGATCCGTTGCCTTCTTCTATCACGCCTCATACTTTTCGCCATACATTTTGTACGAGAATGATTGAATCTGGAATGAATATTAAGGCAGTGCAGTATATGATGGGTCATAGCAAAGTCAATGTGACGCTCGATGTCTATAGCCACATCGACGAACAATATGTAGCCAATGAGTTCAACAAAATGGTTCAGTAAATTGAGCCACTTCACTTAAATAAGTTGTCAAGCAATTCCAATATATTCCATTTTTCACTACACCAATCACTACACCAATTTTTCGGAACTAGCATGATACTGTATAATGATATATGAAGTGCAGAAAAACTGGTAAATAATTCCAGAGTAGAAAATCTACGATATATCGTCTGGCATAAAGTTTTACAAACTTATACCACGCTTGCCGAGCCAAAGAAAAAATTTTTGAAGAAATTACAAAGAAATTACAAAAAGCTATTGCAAAAGTCTTTCAAAAGAGTTACAATATGGTTACAGAAAGGGCAAGACCCTTCTGGATCATGAAATCTTTTTCTTCTTGTTTTTTGGAATATCGGGTGTCCGCCATCCTCCTCCGGCTGTTCTCCTTCACAGCTGCCGGCCGACACCGCACAGGCGATATTCCGCTTCGTGTGCAAAAGAGCCCGTCTGGTTT